TTACTCGATGATGGGGGAGAGGGTGCTTGCCAGTTGGCCGGCCTGCTGGCTCTGGCCGGCGAAGGTATCTGCATTGGTTGGCGGTGGGCCGCCGTGGTTATGGCTGGCTGCGGTGGCGGCCAACTGCTCCACCACGCTCATCAGCTGGTTGAGCAGGCGGAAGATGTTCACCCCATCGCTACCCATCCACGACTTAGGTGACGCGAAGTGCTGCAGTTCGCCGGCCAGCGCCCGGCGAACCAGGGCGATATCTTCATCCAGGTTACCGCCCGCTGTCTGGCTCATGTTACCGGCGCTGCCCAGGATCATGTCTTCGGCGGTTAGCAGCTCGACATCCCCGAGCGCCTCGATGCGCTTCATGCCCCCGATATCTTCCACGCTACTGGCCAAGACGCTCATCCGGTGCTGGCCGAACTCGCCCAGGTACTCGTCCGCCTCGCGGATCATTTGCATGGCTTTGTCGTGCTGGCGGCGGTCAGTATGGCGTGACTGGTTGCCCACGGTATCGGTACGGCTGAACACCTCGGCCCGTTGCTGCTGCAACTGCTCGCCCGGGGCGATATCCGGCAGAGGCCAGCCAGTGCCCAGGATGGTGCGGATGAACGGCCGGTCTGCTCGACCAAAGGCAAACCCCAGCTCGACTATAGTCCCCTCGATGGGGAACTGCATCAGCCCCTGCTCTGGCCCGCCAAGCATGACCGGCAGCGGCACAGCCCGATAGAGCGGTGTCCCTTCATCTGGCTCGCCATCCTCATTGAACAGCTGGACATCGACCGCATAGCGAGGACGGAATGGGTCATTGAGCTGACCGGCGGCGGCCTGGTCGCTGATGGCCTCGACCCTGCCGAACTTGGGCAGGTGCATCTTGTCGGCTAGCTCTGGGAATTCCCCCTCCATCTTGCGCCGCTCCGGCGACTTCACCGGTTTACCTGGTGTGGCCGTGGTCAGGGTCATTTCGTCACCCTTGAGCCGTACCCGCTCCACCCGCTTGCCGTTGACGATGGCCCCCGGGCGCATGGCCGGGATCGGGGCCAGGGTGATGGTGTTACCCGCTTGGCGGGCCGAGAAGGCCGAGTCCAGCTCCACCGCCTTATCTGCCCAGCGGCTATGGGCATGACTGCCCACGAAGATGGCGCCATCTGGTTGTTGATGCCAGATGAAGTCCGGTACCAAGAAGGCGCGGCCCGCATTATCGAGCAGCTGATAGCCGGTGCCGGCGCTGGTGAAGTTGGGTATCGGGGTGTCGGTGTAGTCTGCCCCGTCTGGCAGCAAGAAGGTGAGCTGGGTCTGGTCAGTCAGCCAGGCCAGCAGGCTGCGCAGGGTGGCATGCTGGATACTGACAGGGAACTTGCTGCCCAGGATCCCGGCCAGCTCACGGCATAGCAGCTTGCTGGCACCGTTGGCGGCGGGTTGTACGTCATAGACATAACCGGTGAACCAGCGGCGCAGTTCACCGTTGTAGCCGGTATCCAGAGTCAGGGTCTGCCCCTTGGTCGCAGTCCCGTCGATGGTCAGGGAGGCACGGCCACCGGCAGAGAGGTCGAGCACGATGTCATGGTCAACCAGGTGGGCCGGTTTACCCCCTAAGGTCAGATTGGTCGATAGTTTCACGCCATTACGTCTCCCAGCTTGTCATCCAGCCCCTTCATCACTTTCTCCCAGGAACTGAGCTGCTCCTGCTCAGACGCTGCTGCGCTGCTGTCTGTTTTCGCCGGCGTGGCATTGGCGGTGCCTTGCCCCACGGTGGCAGCAGCCTTGGGGAGGCGCTGCTCGCGCTTCTCCGGTACCGAGTTGTGCTCGCGCAGGGTGAACTGCACCTGCCACGCCAGCAGGCCTTCCTGTTCGCTGGCGGTGATGCGGCCGGCAAACTTGGCCTGGCGCACCTTCACCGACTTGGCGAGCAGCGACCCGACCCGGTAGACATGGCGCTTGCCGCCTTCACCCTTGGCATCAGCCAACTCAAACAGACGGCTCAGGGTCTGGTCATCGTTGAACGGTACCAGCCCTGACACATCCAGCTCCTTGGCCTTCTCGCCTTGCTCCGAGCTACTGGTGCTGCTGGTCTGGCCGCTGCTGTCTTTGTCCTGAAACTGCATCGATGCGGAGATCCGCATCGACTTCATCACAATGGGCTCACCGTCCAGGGTGAGCATGGCCGTTCTACTCATTGGGTTAACTCCTGCCAGAAGGTGAGGGGGGAAGGGGAGAGCAGCAGGGCGCCAACGGTCATGCTGTGACTGTGGTCAGGGTGGCCACTGTCGAGCAGCTGCGCGGCGAGGCTGGCTGGATCGCCATAGCCGTGCCAGCTCCACAGCATTCCGGCAAGGCTGGGCTTGTTGGCCAATGCCTCATCCAGTTCGGCAACCCTGGCGGCGCGCTTGGCGGTAAGAGCAGCCAGCTTGGCGCGGGTGGCCACCGGTGCCGGCGAGTTCCCCTCGCTCTCCTGCAAGGCATTGTTGGCTGCCGTCAGCACCAAGCGGCTGCGCAGCGGATCCCAGATCAGCGGCTCGTCGGCTTTCCAGCGCGGCACCATGGCCGCCGTTGGCTGGGCCATGGTGTCGTTGTTGGCCGTCAGGCGGCGCAGTGTGGCGCACCACTCCGGCAGCGGCAGCACGGCGCATACCTGCGCCAGCTTGGTGGCTAGTTCCTGCTCGCTGGTACCGGTAACCAGCCAGACCACCGCATGGAGCTGACCGACAGGAAGATGGGTATCTGCCCCGTCTTGCAGCTTGGCGGCCATGGCTTTGATGGCGTTGGGAGCAGCCAACGTACATTTCCCGCCTTGTGTCTGTCCCACGGTATGCTGAAACGGCGTCACCGCCAGCGCATGACCGCTCTCCTGCTCCACCTTGAGCAGGCTCATGGCCGTGATATCAGTGCCACTCCATGCCATCAGATCAGTTTTCCATCAGACCGAGTGACCACACATTCCCCTGAGGGTGGCTGAAGTGGTCGCAGTTCACCTGCACTTGCCCCAGATGGACCAGGAGTTTTCCTTTTGGCTGTTTGCGGATCCCGGACTCACCTCGATAGAAATAGAAGCCCAAGGCAGTGGAGAGAGAGGGGATGGAGCCATCGTGCTTTCTGAATTTCACCTTGAAGCTGTTGGAGCCAGCTTGCGAGGCGGCGGTATACACGTTCGCTCCGAGATCGAGCATTGTGACCGTCAAGGTCGGGCTGCCGACCAGCAGCTGATGCTCCACCAGGAGCGCGCCATTCTCTTCATCCCAGGTGAATTTCAAATCACGGGTGTCCCACTGATCCGAACTTCCTACAACCCACTCTGTGCCGTTGTATGAAATGGTACCCTCCACATCACCCAGCAAAAACAGGGAGGTCAGGCCCGGGTTAGGGGTCTGTTGGTAATGGATCTGCAGGTTCTTGTCCGTTGAACTGGGGGCGACATAGCGCACAATCGCCTCCCGCATCAAGCGCATTCCAGGATGCGTCAGTGTGACGACGCCCTGGGCGCTGATGACCAATTTAAAGCGAAGTTTGTCGAAGTAGTGGGTGTCAAAGTCAAACTCGCCCGTGGCCAGATCCACGCTGAACGAGCACGGTGCCCCCATGGACATCACGGCAAAGTCAGAACCGACTGAGCCTCCGACACTGACACCGTCCATCGCCAGGGTTTCATCAGGTGACAGGATCAGGGCGCCAATCCTCTTCCCCACGTACTTTATCTTCGGGTTGACGCCGCCCTCGATGCCCCGGCTGTTGACCGGAATGTGCGCGGTGTCGCTGATGACGAACCAGTCACCTGCAACGGCTTTATCTCGCCGGAAAGCGGCCGCGCTCAGCGCATATTTGACCCCGTCATTGCCAAAAGGCAGCCCACCTTTGAGCAGCATGTCTTCCACGGTCTTACCGGTGGATGTTCTGACCTGCTCTGCTCCGGTGTTTTCATTGAGCTGCTCTTTGAGCTTCCCGATATCATCCGGCACCTCTCGCATGTCTGCCCATTGGTGGCTGTGTGTTTCCTTGCGGCGGTGATCTGTGATGCGACCGTCAGCCCCGATGGTGGCAATCTTGGCAACAGAGTGCAGATACCCCGACTGGTCCTGATAGTCATTCAGATCGCTGACACTGGTGACGAGAGAGAAACGGTTCTCCCAGGCACTCAGTAATGTGCCGGCACGGAATGCATCCACCCAGACACCGACCGGCTTTGCCCCCGGGTAAACGGTCTGCGCCTTTTCCAGGTGAAGATAGAGTCCGCCCACAATGGCCTTGCCTGGCATCACCTTGTAGATGCCGGATTGCTCGATCAGTTGGAACCCATCGTCAATGAAGCTGTGATGGCCGAAAAGCTGCAGGGCATGCTGGCGCTGCTCCTCTTCCATGCCATTGAGCCGCGCCGAATAGTCAATCTGCCACGTCCCGGCAGCCACGTTCGTCATGGTGGCGTCTGCCGCGCGGTCGTATTCCATCAGCATCGACTTGACCATGGAGTTACCCGTGGTGTTGGTCGAGGCGTCGGTTTTTACTTTTTCCTCCCGGCCCTTGAAAACAATCATGCCGACGATGCCCGTCGCCTTGTTGATGAGGTACATGGCATTAAACGAGAAGTCCCCCACTGTGGTGTCCATCACGATGGTGTAGGCCACGGCGTTGTTGTTGACCCGGCCACGTTGATCGACCGGGTGTCGATGAACGATATATCCCGGCGCCGGCAAGCCGGTGTCAGGGTTGATAGGGACGGTGATGTCGAGATCGGGAATATCTGCCAGCACCACTTCATCGAGCACGACGGGAGACTGGTCGGTTAAGCAACCCTGCCAGTAGGTTTCAAATGCGTTAGTGATGACTTGGCTCATAGGCTCTCCTTATGCTGGAGCTTGGCTCCATAGACGTGCTGGATCATGTGAATTTGTCCTTGGCTTACCTGGCCTTTGGCCTTGTAGGGAATGAGGGTGGCGGCGAACACCTGCTGGTTCATCGAGAACTCGCCCGGGCGCAGTACACCTGCCACCGGATAGACGACCTGAAAACGGTAACGACGACAGGTGCGGCCGTAGTGCTGGATGAGGGTCTCGACGAGTCGCTGGTTGTCAGCGAGGGTGCTGTCGGCCACCTCGATGGTGATGACGTCCCAGGGGGCGCCTTCCTGGCGTTCATGCAGCTCACACCAGCCGATGCCCAGGCGCTCAAAGATGCGCTTGAAACCGGCCACTTCGCCGGAGTCCTGGGCGTTGATGAAGGCGTACTTCACCCGCTTGCGGAACAGGTCAAGCGGCTCCCCCTTGAAGCGGGTGATGTCCCGCTCCCAGGCGATCAGCGCCAGCATGGCCTCCGAGCAGGTCATAGGGTCTTGCTGGGTCAGCGGTTGCAGCAGCCAGCCGCGCAGGCGGCGCCAGAAGGCCATGATGCCTTTGGCCAGGAATGCTGGCTCTTGCACTCCCTCGGCGATGGTCTTGCCGTCTTCCCACCAGGGGGCCGTGCTGTCTGGCAACTGCGGGGCCTTGTCCTGGTGGTTGAGTTCGGTGGTCTTAGTCATGGAGGAACACCTCCAGCGCACTCAGGCGCGGGATGGCGAGGCCAGAGACGATATCCTGCTCGGTGAAATGCAGGCTCTTTATCTCGGTGAATGCCTGATGAAGCTCGCGGCCAAGCTGGCTCAGTGAAAAGCGAGACTGCGGCCATGCCCGGGTCACGGAGGGATAGTCCGCTGACTGACGAAAGGCCGCCTTCACCATCAGCTCCACCTCACGTTTGAGCGTCAGCCGCTGTTCGGCGGTCATGTTCTCGGCCGGCCACAGCTCCAGGTGCAGCGAGTGCTCGGTTTCTGGCATGGCCATCACCTGCAGGTCATCGCCGTGGCCGTGGTTGCCCTGGGTGGTCACATAGTCGTTGAGCTTTTCGATCAAGCTGGCGGGGGTGGTACCCACTTCCAGCAGGATGAATGCATTGGCGGTACCCGGGCCCCGCGGTGCGTCGTGCTCGAAGAAGATGTGGTCGGCGCGGATCCCTGCCACGCTGGCGAGCATGGAGCGATAGATGGCGTCGATGTGATAGCGACCCACCGCCGAGAACTGGTTCTGAATGCGCAGGCCAAGGGCGTCATTGCTCTCGGCATCGGCACCCTGGGTGGTGATCCAATCCCGGTCAGCGTTGCGAGCTGACAGGATGCCGGTCACTGGTTTGCTCAGCAGGTTGTAATAGCCTGGGGCCAGATTCCAAGCGCCGCCGGCGAACTCAGCCTCACAGACTACCTTGGCCACAGCTTCACTGGCGGGGCTCACCACCTCTTGCAGCGGTTTCAGACGGTAGATGGTGCCGTTGATGCGCTCGGTGGTGATCCAGACATCGGCCGGGATGGTGACGGCCTCGCTCGGGTTGACCTTGATGAAGTTGACCAGGCCCCGGGTCTTCTGGGCGGCCTTGCGGGTGAGGTCCACATCCCACGCCTTGAGGTCGAGATAGGCATCATTGGCGGTGGCGGCAAAGCTGGCTGGCAGCACATGGCCCGCCAGCAGGGTGCGGATCAGCCACAGCGCCGGGGTGATGACCACGCCGCGCACCAGACGCCAGAACGGTGAAACATCGCTGTCGTTGGTGATGAGGGAGCCGGCGGCCTCAACCTCCTTCTTGAGCTCGACCTCCATGGCCTGCTCGGTTGTCGGTACCCCGCTTTTCGCCAGCAGGGCCACAAAATCCACGGTTGGGCGCAGGTTCACAGGGTTACCTCCAGATCGCCAAATTCATAGGTGCGGGCGGTGACCAGGATCCGGTCTGGTGCCTCTTCGCTGATAACGATGGTGCCCGGGATCAGGCGCTCGTCGTTCTCGACCAGCAGCTCAATCTCGGTCATCACGTCGGCGCGCAGGGTAGGGCTGCGCTCGCCGATGAGCTTGCGGGCCAGCCCGGACTCCATGATGCGGTGCTTGATGTCCTGGCCGATGCTGTGGCGGTCTTGCGTCATGCGCGGCTGGCCGCCGGCATCGAGCTGCCATGCACCGTCTATGACCAGGATGTCGATGTATTTGGGATCGCTCATCACGGCGTCTCCAACCAAGCGTTCTCGGCCATCTGCTCCGGCGTCATCGGGTTCTGGCTGGTCATGTGCACTTCGCCGATGTGAATGGCCTTGGTCGGCTTCTGGTTGGCGGTCGTCGCGGCCGCATTGGCCTGGATCAGCTGCTGGCCAATGCCACCGGATGGGATGCTGCTCTGGCCTCCCTGGCGATAACGGGCGAGCGGGGCATTGATGTTCTCGGGGTTCGGCAGGTTGAGGTCAGGCATTGCAGAGCTGATATCCAGGTCAACCCCTGGCAATACATTGAGTTTTTCCAGTACCCATTGGATGGCTTTACCCACGGCCCAGATAGGCGATAGCAACAGCTTGAAGACTGTTCCTAGAATGGTTCCAGCTGCCTCCCCGAGTGCGATCATGTTGGTGAAGGCGCCTGAGGCTTCATTGGTTGTTCCAAGCCACTGGGCGATGATGCCGATCAGACTGGATACGCCATCCCAGATCACCGGCAAAATGGCGGCCCAAGGCTCGAATACGGTTGATATAGCTGGGGCCATGGCAGAGATGAGGCCGCTGAAAAATGCTTTGATGGGTTCCCACCACATCACAAGAGCTGCAATGGCAGCGACTACTGCCAGAATGGGCCACGCTAGAGCCCCGAATACGATACCCAGACCCACGACGGCCAACTGAGCCATTCCGACGAGCAGCAACCAAGCGCCGGTAACCACTCCCAGACCGATAAAAGCCAGAGCGGCATAGCTGATCACCTTGGTGAGGTTCGGGAAGAGGTGAGTCCAGCGCAGCACATCATTGGCGCCATCAGCAAAGGCGCCGACCACTGCATTGATGGCGGGCAGCACCACGCCAAAGGCGGCGGCACGGATGGCGAACCAGCCTTGTTCCACCCGCTGCCACTGGTCTGTCATGGAAGCGGCCATCTGTTCGGCCTTACCCATGCCATGGGTGTTGGCCAGCGCGTTGATGTTGGTGGAGAGGGCCTTGGTGTTGGTCATCAGCAGCTTGATCATGGCCACAGCTTCATCCGAACCGAACGCCTTCTTGAGCTCGTCCCCCTCGGCCACGCTCAGGGTCTCGCCATAGCGCAACTTGAGTTTGTCCAGCACGGTCAGCACCGGCAGCATGTTGCCTGCCGAGTCGGTGAACTGCATGCCGAGCGCCTTCTGAGCGCCACCGACACCAGCAAGGAACGACTTGAACTTGGTACCGGCCTCGCCCCCGCTCATGGTGGCTTGCAGTTGGCCGAGTACAGCGAACTGCTCATCCATCGAGATGCCGGCGGCAGTGGCGTTGGCACCAATCGCCCCGAAAGCATCAGCCATGCCCTGGCCGGTGGTCTTGAACATCTGCACGGCAGTGGCGGTTTTGCCTGCCAAATCTTCCACCCAGTTGGCCTTGCCCATCATCTTGGCCTGCTGCTCGAAGATGCCGTACATGGTGCCCATGTAGTTGGTGATGGTGGCGGTGTCGGCCTTGGTGGCCTTGGCCAAGGTGGTCGATGCGCGGGTAAAGGCGGGCAGCTCGTTCCCCTCCAGCCCGGCGATCGCAGACTGGATATCGTAGGAGGAGCGGACAATCTCTGTGGCTGACTGGCCATACTTGACCGAGAGCGCGAGCGCCTCGCGTCCCAGTGCACCGAGTACATCCTTTTTCACATCGAGGGAGGCGACTTCTCCGAGCGCCCTGTCCATCTCGATGGCAGGGCCAAGGGCTGACTGGATGGCCATGCCGCCGGCGGCCAAGGTGGTTGCACCCATGGCCATGTTGCTCCAGCCCTGACGACCGGCCTTGCTGACCTTGTCGATCTGGCTGTTGATGCCCTGCAGGGGCTTGGTGACCTGATCTACCAAGGCCACTTGCATCATCAATTTTTCCATCCAGGCCATCAGTCGTTATCCGTTCAATGCTTTGGCAATGCCCTCGGCCACGGCGGCGGCGTTGGACTCTTGGTTGTGTTTGTCTAACCAAATGGCGCGAGCCAGGCTGTCGAGGTCGTCATCCTCATGGGGCAAGTAGTGGCGCCTCAGTGCCAGTACTTGCTCCAGTTGGTTGCGCTCGATTGCCTCGGCACGCGCGGTCAGTTTTTTACGGTGATTTCCAGATCAGGGGCGAACTCTTTGTTGATCGCGCCCGCCAGCTGCAGCGCGGCACCGGGACGCTTGAGCAGCTCATCGAGCGCCTCTTTGCTCTCGGTGCAGACGATCTTCTTGAGGTAGTTGTGAGCTGGCGCCACCTTGTCGTCGGGCATCATGTCGTTGAGGAAGCCGTTGTAGGCGGTCATGGTCGGTTCAAAGCTGATGTCGGTACCGGCGATGGTCAGGGTGATCTTCTTGCTCATGGGGTGGTTTCCTCTTGGGTTATCCAGTCGTTCAGGGTGTTTAGTTGGGTCTGGCAGCGGCGCAGCGCCGTCTGCAGGGTTGGGATAAACCTCACGGCGTCGCCGTAGGTGGTCCCCGTAAAGTCAGGCTCCGGGCAGTGGGGCACCAGCCCCGGCGGTGGTAGCCGCTTCACTACTTGGGTTTTCACCACTGTGGTGGGCTGGCTTGAGCAGGCGCAGAGCGCCAGCAGGCAAAGGCTCGCGAGCGCAGTCCGGGCGACCTGCCGGTGGCGTGGCCAAGGCTTGTTGCAGTTCATCGGCGGTTTTCCTGTTCTGGTTGTCGAGCTCGGCCAAGGCGGCGTTCTGGGTACCCAGCAACTTGCGCAGCCCGATTTCGTCCCGTTTCAGTGTTTCGATCTGGATGGCCTGCTGGTCGTTGGCCGTCTGCAAGGTGCCGATGGTTTCCGTGGCCGAGGCCAGTTCCTTGCCACGGCTATCCAGCATGCGACCGCCCAGGAACAGGGCGGTACCCATGACCAGTACCAAGCCAAGCAACACGTTGGAGAACAGCTCCTTGAGTGGGTTCATGCTTCCCCCATCGACAACTGGGCAGGCGTACCGACAGGCAGATCACCTACCGACAAGGGCTCATTCAGTGGCCAGCGGTATCCGGTGACGCGGGTCAGCGGGAATTCACGGATGTTCACCTCATCCCCCTGGTTGCCACCCAGCACCAGCAGGTTGCCGGAGGGTGACTTGCCGACCACGAATCCCACATGGCCGCCACCGTCACGGGTGAACACCACCACGCAGCCAAGTACTGGGCGATCAAGTTTTTCGCCCCAGCCCAGGTAACTCTTTGCACTCTCAAAGCGGGTCGATTGGATGCCTACCCGTTCCAGGCAAGCGCCCACGAAGGCGGCGCACCACGGGGTTTCATCGTCTTTGATGCCGCCCCGTTTGATCGCTTTCCACATGTCCAGAATGGCCTGGGCATGTTTGGGCCCTTTAATCTCTCTGAGGCCCAAGTACTTGCGAGCCTCTTCAATCCAGCGCAGCGCCATGTCAGCCCTCCTTCTTGTTGAAAACCGTCTTTGCCCGATCGCGGATAAAGTCCATGCCGAGTAGCCCCACCATGCCGCCGATAAAGGGGGATGCCTCATACGGGACGCCCAGCAGGGTGGTACCGGAGGCTGCGGCCAAGGTGATCAGGCCGCACATGGTCGATTCGATCAGGCGGCGGCGCCCGCCGCCGCCGTCATAGGTGATGCGCATAAACGAAATGCTCAGCGCCAGCAGCGCCCCGGAAACTGCGGGCCAGTTGTCCATCAACCAAGCCAGCAGGGCGGCCCAGAGGGTGGGGTCTTTGTTTGGCATAGGGTTCATATCCCGTTCTCGATGCTTATTGGCCGCGACGCTCTGCGCGGCTCTGGCAGGGCACACACTTGCGTACCCCTGGTACTCGCTGGCGGCGTTCCTCCGGGATCGGGTCGTCGCACGCTTCGCAAAGGTGCAAGCTCTCGCCCTGGTAGTGGCTGCGGCCAAGCTGGTTATCCAACTGGGCCGCCAGCATCCGCTCGGCGTGTTGGGTGGCGCGGTCGATCAGATCCATCCGTTAGCCCTTGAGGTGACGGGTATCGTCATCCGACAGGTACGGCACGCCGTTGATGTGCACGAAGTCGGGGGAGGTGACGAACCCCTTGACCTTGTGCACCCCCTTGCTGCCGCCCTTGGGATCGACATCGAGCAGATCAGAGATCGTCAGCTTTACGCCGAAGGCTTCCACTTTCATGATCTCGTCGCCGGTGTCGGCGTAGAACAGCACATCGTCCGGCTTCATACCGCGCCAGCTACCGGCCCGCTTGGCCGCATCGCCCAGCAGGGTGAAGTTCTTGGCGTCGACCTCGAACTCCAGCTCTGCGGCCACATCCCCATCGACATATCCATCAGGGATGCCACGGGTTTGCGCCACGGCGCTGTTGTCGGTGATGGAAAGGCTGGCCTTCTCGATGTGCACCATGGTGCCCATCAGGGTGGTGTCGAAGGACTGGCCTGAAATACGGCGGGTCATGGGTTAGCCCTCCCCGTTGTTGAGGCTCAAATCGAGCATGATGTTGACGGTGATCCCCTTCGGACAATCGACGGTGCGCACCACCACATAGATGGAGACCAGGTTCTTGGCGGTCCACTTGATGGTGATGTCGCCATCCTTGGGGGAGGCGATGTCGCCCGGGAACGGCTGGCCGTTGATGGTGGTAGCGCTGGCCATCTGACGCAGGTCCTTGCCGAAGAACATAACGGCGGCGGCGGTGCTGCCCGGGGTGGAGTTGAACGAGCGGTCACCGATGCGGGCGATGGCGCGCAGGCGCATCCGGCGGGCGACCTTGTAGGCCACACGCAGGTTTTCGATCACCTGGTAGTCGCCACCCTCGGCGTCCAGGGTGCGGCCATCGGCCCAATAGACACCGTCATAGTCCGGGTACCACATCGGCACCGAGTAGCGGCTTTGTTCCAGGGTCTGCAGGGTGGCCAGCGGCAGTTCGGTGCCGTCCTTGTCCTTGGGGGTAGCGCCAAGGCCGACCACGGCGCCGGTTTTCACCCGGCAAGGGCTATCAGCGATGCTCACTGCCCGGTTGCACAGGCGGCCGGCGTAAGCCCCGATGAGGTTTGGCCACAGCTGCGGGATCAGGGAGACCGATTCAGCCGCGATGCCATTCTGCAGGGCGGCCAGTTCTGCTTCGTATTCGCTCCAGTCCTGACCGCCCTCGGTGGTGGAGACAATGCCCGGCACCGCCAGCAGCATGGCTTGCCAGCGACCCCACTTGGCGATCAACTCCTGATTGAGGGCGTGGGCGGCGTTGATTTTGGGCGCGTCCCACTCCTGCCCCAGCACCACGACTGCCTCGAATGACTGGGTTTTCTGGGCGGTGCGAACGGCATCCTTCCAATCCATGTCGGTCGGTAGCACGAAGGCGGCGGCCGTCCAGTTCTGGCCGGCGTTGTCTCGGGCGGCCAGCAGGTTGGTTTTCAGTTCGCTGTCAGCCTCGCCCAGCAGCGTGTCAAAGTCAGACTGGGTATTGAGCGAGAGCAGCTTGTTGGTGTTGGTCGGCGCACTGCCGATGAACAGCAGGTGACGCTCGACTTCCGTCACTGGCCCCTGCATCTGGTTCAAGTTGTTGATCTGTACATAAGGCCACATGGCGTTATTTCCCCTTCATGCCTTGCTTGTTGACGTCCCAGCCGTAGTTGATGCTTTGCAGCGCTCGGGCAAAGGCCTGTTCGCGTTGCTTGGTGTTGGCGCCCAGGAACGGGCGGGCTGGCAGCTGGATCTCCCAGCTCTCTTTGACCGGTTCATCCTTGAGCTTCTTGATCAGCAACCCTGCCTGGGCGTAGTTGAGGTTGCCCGTTATCCAGCCCAGCGAGGCCGAGCGGTATGCCCGCTTGCGTTTGCCAGGGCGCCTGAACCCCAATTCCCGCAACTTGCGGGCTTGTGCCTTGCTGGCTTGCTTGTTCTTGCCGCCATCGCTGGGGGCAATGCGGCGCCGGCTGATTGCCGTCACCTTGTAGGTGTGCCCCTTCTGGTGGGTATTGGCGATCACCCCGGCGTGGGCGCTCATGGTGCCCTTGGTGAAGCCCAGTTCTGCCACGTCCTGGCGGGGCTCGCGGATCAGCAGCAGCTTGGGCAGGCCACGCAACATCTTGCGTTTGCCCCGCTTGCGCGGCGCCCACGGCTGGCCGTTGGGGTCTTGTTGCTGGCGCACGTTACGGGCTGCCAGCTTCTTCATCTCATTGGCCGCTCGCCATACCAGGCGCTTGCGCTTCTTGGGCGGCAGGGCCAGCAGGTTGAGCTGGTCTTTGCCACGACGGGTATCCAGCGTGATGCTGATCATGACGGGTCACCGATCTGGTGATGGCCGGTATCACCCACGTTCAGGTCGATATGGTCAGCCACCCAGATTTCATACGGACCCACTTCCCAGCGTTTGCCCACCCAGTTGATCCGGCCTTGCGGATGCTCGATAAGGCGAAGCGGCTCGGTAAAGGCGAGCTGGATCTCGAGATCGGCTGTCTTCTCATCGTTCGGGGTGACGGCGTACTCGGGATCGTCCAGCGCGAATTTCTCGCGGAATGGGTCGTTCTCCTGCACCCAAGAGGCGACAGCGGCCAGCACAATGGTCGGATCCAGTTCGCGAAACGGCAGCTGCTCGATGGTGAACACCGCCTGATAGGTGAGCCATGCCACGTCCACTCCGGTGGGGCCCATGTTCTTGGGCTCCAGCCGGATGGTGCCGTTCTCCATCCAGCTATCGAGCGTCTTGTGGGATTTGGCCGGCAACACACGCAACAGCTCGGCGTGGAGCGCATGCAGGAAGTAGCCCTGGGCCTGTTGCTCGTTCATGTCGTTACTCATATCAGCGAGACCCCAGCACGGCGCTTGCCCTTGATGCTGCGTACCAGCTGCTGACTCTCTGCCAGCAGTTGGGCGCGTTGGTCTGGCGAACGCTCTACCTGGTTGTTGGCGGTCGCCCGCTCGGTGACGCTGGCGAACTCGGGTAGCAGCGCGGACTTGGCACGGGCAAAGACGGCGGCCAGGTACTGCTCGGTCAGGGCATTGGTGCCGCCTTCCAGGCTGGGCCCGGGTACCTCGGCGGCGGTGGTGTAGCCCTTGCCCAGCAGCGTGGCCTGATGGCTCGCCAGCTGCAGGTTGATTTCAGAGACGGCGGCCAGCAGGGCTGCGCCGGTGGTCTGGGTATCCAGATCGGCAGGCAGGGCGCGGCGGCGCTCAAAATCGGCGACGGCCACATCCGGCCAGAACCCGTCATTGCGGATAGTGGCGGTGCTGTAGTCGATGTCCTTGCCTGTAAACATGTCTGGACCCCTGTTGATGCTTGCCAATGTGAACACCACTGCCCCGGTTGCTCGGGTCGCCGATGGCGCGGCGAGAAAAGGTGCACCCCTGTAGCCACGGATCACAGGATTCGGCGCGAGCCTTGCGGCTGGCCTATCCTCCCCGCCGGGGTGCGGTGGCGCGGAGAGTCTTATTGCTCCGGATTCAGCGCCCGCAGGCGCATGGCAATCTTTTGGCGCAAGGTGCCGACGCCCACCTTGCCGTGCAGCTTGTCGGCCTGGGCCAGCCAGTGATCGGCTTGTTCCAGGGTGGCGCTGTCGCCCACGGCGCTCGGGCGGGGCTGGCCGTCGTGGTCACGTAGCAGCAGGCAACCCGCCGCCTTGAACCATTTGGCGGTCAACCGCTCGTTGAGGCGCCAGTCATTGCGCACCTTGTCGAACACCCGGGAGAACCAGGGCTCGACCGCATGGCCTTCGGCGGCTTGTTTCTCGGCCCACTCCAGCACGGTGTCGGCCACGAAGTGGGCCCAGTCGCGCTTGATGTTGTTCGGGGTGCGCTGCCCCTGGGCAATGGCGAGCTCCGCCCAGGCAATGCCAGCGTCGAAATCGCCAACGTCAAAGGCCCAAATGATGAGGCGCTGAAACAGCTCGTTCTGGTAGGGCTGGCCCGACTCAGCGACAGCAGCCAGATAGCGCTCCACATAGGGGCGGTACTTGGGCATCAGCTCATCGCGTTTCATATTCACCCGGTCACCGATGCGAGCCAGTTTGCGCAGCCGGACAATGTCCTGTTCCAGGGCAACCAGTTGCAGGTGCAGGCTGTCAGCCACTGCACCGGTGGCCATGCCAGAGCAGGCGGCCTGCTCGGCCCCCTGCATGGCTTGAACGCGCTGCTTGTGACGTTGACCGGGTGAGCTCATGAATTAACCGCCGACTTCTTCTGGCTTGGCACCGATGACGATGTCGGCCTCTTCAAAGCCGCCATAGGCCTTGTGTTCGCCCAGGGCGTAGCCTTCCATACGCCAGTACTGGTTATCGAAGCTCTTGCTGTCCTGGTTATCGTCGGCCTTGCGCTTGCGGGTGCCGCGCTGGGTGTAGCAGTGCAGGTTGTCCAGGGTGGTGACCACCATCCGCTTGCCCGGGAAGAAGGGCGGGATGTAGGACTTGCGACCGGCGATGGTCTTCTCCAGCTGCTGAGCGGCGATCTGCTCGCTCGGCTTGGTGGCTTCGCTGTAGAGCTTGGCTTGGGAAGCGGAGACTAGGTCGGTACCGACCAGCACAACCAAGCGAGGGTCCTGGCGGAACAGGGGATCGATGGTGCTGTTGATGAGGTCAGAGGCCATCTCATCCAAGGTTTTGTAATCGCCCTTGCCGTCCGGGTCGAAGTAGATCTTCTTGCCAGCCTCAGCCTTGATGATCTGGCTGCCCCCTTTCCACTCGCGGGCAATCTGATGCCAACCCTTGTTGACGTCTTCACCCAGCGGTTTCTCGGTCGGATCGGTGGTTTCTGCGGCTTCTACGCCGTTCCAGCCGACTCGCATCATATCGAGGGCGAATGCCGTGTTGACGAACTCGCCAACCAAACGGATGAACTCGCCCTCGCTGCCTGCGTTCGCCCAGGTGCAGAGAGTGGCCCATGACAGGGAGGCGCAGGAGTCGGTTTCTTTCAGAACGTAGTTATTTCCATCTACACCCACTTCACCCTTGAAGCGACCGCCTTTCTTGCGGCCGGTGTAGAGCTGGCCCACGCCCACTTGCACCACTTGCCCAGTAATCTGGTCTACGTCCAGACAGGTAATCATGCCCAGGAACTCGACGGAGGCGAGCAGAGCAGAGCGCAAGGTCGTTTCTACCGGACCAGTGACACTGAATTGTTTGGGCAGCTTGGTAATGTCGATGCCGTAGGCCTTGGCCAGAGCATCGCAGTACTTGCTCAGGCGCTGTTCGGCCTGAACGGTCAGGGTTTGGCTCACTGAATGCTCCTTAGCAAATTTGATAGGTGGTGTCGTCACCGCCCAGTGGACTCGGGCGCTGGCCATCCACTTCAGCGGAGAACTTGTCGATCTGGCCTTTCAGCTCGCCGACGGTGGCTGCCAGACCGGTGATGGTCTCGTTCAGCTTGTTGAACTGGTCGTCAGTGCCGTTGGTCTTGTCGCCTTCGGTTTTCACTTCAGGAGCCGGATCAGGCTTGGCGTCCGGTTTGGCATCCAGCTTGGCGCTGATGCTGGCGAACTGTTCACTAAGACTGGTCAGAGTCCCGTTCAGCAGTTCGAACTGTTCTTTGTTCATTTCCTCATCCTCGGTGGGGCTGGGCGTGGGTTGTTTGGCTGGTTCGCCATGGCTGGCCATCAGGCCGAAAAGCTTGGCCATAAAGCCATCCGGCTTTTCGTGCTTTGGCAGCTTGAGCATGGAGAGATCCAGCGGTTCGCTGGTGCCGACAGCCTGCCCCTTGCTGCTCTTGCTGAACTTGAGGTAGGTGGTGCCGGTGCTGGCTGGCTGGTCGGTAACGCCCAGCCCAATCAGGTAGGTGCGACCCAGATCGGCGAATTGCTCGAATGGCTCGATGGAGCAGAACTGATACTGGCCGCTCTGGTTCCAGTAGATGAGATCCCGATTAGGGCAGAGGATGGCGAACAGCTTGAACTTGCCGTCTACCTCTTCGGTCTTGAGTGCTTGCACCGTGCCATAGCTTGACCAGCGATCGTGATCAGGCCAAATGACTGCGGTGTAATAGGTCGGGTCGTAGGTCTCGGCCATGTCGGTGAGCCATTCGCGGGAGATATCCCGCCCGTCCACCGCTTTTCCTTCGGTGGCGATACAGACCCAGCCAGTTCTCAAGGTTGATTCGTTCATGCCTGCTCCCAATTGATACGGGCTCAGGCTATCGGGTCGGGAAGGGGTATTCATCCGGTTGTGTTCTGGGGGATTCGGATCCAGCGGTATATCCGAATTGCTCAGAACATCAGTGGGATAAGTGGGGATAGTGGGCTGGCTATGATGGCGCCATCATTCATATCGATGGAGGCGCCGTGGCGTATCCCGAAGAGATCCGCAATGCTGCGCGGGGACTCTACCTTAAGCGATGGACCCCCCAGGAGATCAAGGACGAACTGGGGCTGAACTCCTGCCGTATTGTCTACTACTGGGCCGAAAAGCTCGGCTGGCGGGAGCTGCTCACAGATGAAGCGGTAGAGGATGCCATTGCCCGGCGCCTGCACTCCCTGTTGGGACGTGAGAAAAAAACCAGCGCCGAGATGGACGAGATCGACAGGCTGGTCGACCACCATGTCAGCCTGAAAGAGAAGGCCCTCAAGTGGGCCGAGCGGCAGCAGGCACTAGCCACCCGCCGAGATAGTGGCGATGAACCGGCCGCCGAACGGCCGCGCCGTGGCCGAGGTGGCCAGGATAGTGGCAGCAGCAAGGGCAAGGGCGGTAAGAAGGCCAAGAACGAGGTCGGCCACCTGACAGCCGATGACTTTGCCGAGTGGCTGGGTACCCTGTTTGGCTATCAGCTGCGCTGCCGGGAGGCCAAGAACGACCCGGCCTTGCCGCGCACCCGCAATATTTTGAAGTCGCGCCAGATCGGCATGACCTACTACTTCGCCGGCGAGGCGCTGGAAGATGCCATTCTGACCGGTGGCAACCAGATCTTCCTGTCCGCCACCCGCGCCCAGGCGGAGGTGTTTCGCTCCTATATCTGCAAGATTGCCCAGACCTTCCTCGGCGTCACCCTGACCGGTAACCCCATCGTCTTGTCGAACGGGGCTGAGCTGCACTTCTGCTCTACCAACTCCAACAGCGCCCAGTCTCGCTCGGGCAACGTCTACATCGACGAGTATTTCTGGATCCCCAACTTCGAGAAGTTGTCTGACGTGGCCAGCGCCATGGCCACCCAGAGCCGCTGGCGCAAAACCTACTTCTCGACCCCATCCAGCAAGGTGCACGAGGCCTACCGGTTCTGGACCGGGGACCGCTGGAAGGGTCAGCGCCCGAGCCGGGTGGCCATCGACTTCCCTGGTGAAGATGAGATGCGCGATGGCGGGCGGGTCTGCCAAGACCGTCAGTGGCGCTATGTCATCACCATCGAGGATGCCATACGCCTGGGTTGCAACCTCATCGACATCGAGGAGCTCAAGGACGAGTACCCGGAGGAGGTGTTCGATCGCCTCTATCTGTGCCGCTTTATCGACGATGCGCTGTCGGTGTTCAAGTTCCAGGATATGGAGCGGGCAGGGGTGGACCCGACCCGGTGGGAGGACTACAAGCCCGGGCGCCCCGACCCGTTTGGCCGGCGCGAAGTGTGGATGGGCTATGACCCGAGCCGCACCCGCGACAATGCCACCCTGGTGGTGGTGGCCCCGCCCACCGTTGCTGGCGAGCGGTTCCGGGTGCTGGAAAAGCACTACTGGCGCGGGCTCAACTTCCAATATCAGGCGCAGGAGATCGAGCGGATCGCCAAGAAGTTTCGGGTCACGTATCTCGGGGTCGATGTGTCCGGCATCGGCGCCGGGGTCTATGACCTGTTAAAACCCGTGTTCAAAGGGGTGTGCCACCCCATCAACTACAGCATCGAGAGCAAGTCGCGGCTGGTACTCAAGATGATCGATGTGGTGGAGGCCAACCGCATCGAGTGGGACAGCTCGGATCGGGATATCCCGCTGGCGTTCCTGGCCATCAAGCGCAGCACCACCGGCGGCGGCCAGATGACGTTCAGGGCTGCCCGAGACAATGTGACCGGACACGCAGACGTATTTTTTGCCATCGCCCACGCCGTGGCCAATGAGCCGCTCGATACCAACCGCAAACGTAAATCCACCTGGACAACCAGCGAAGTTAAGAAGGCAGCATGAAGAACGATATCAGTCAGTTGACCGAGGAACACTTTCACGAATGGATCTGCACCCTGTTTGGCTACCAGCTGCGCTGCCGTGAAGCCAAGCTAGACCCGGCACTCGCGCCCATCCGCAACGTTTTGAAGGCTCATCAGGTCGGCATGTCTTATTACTTCGCCGGAGAGGCTTTTGAAGATGCCGTATTGACTGGCGACAATCAGATTTTCTTGGCAGAAACCCCAGAGATGGCCGATGTCTACCGGACCTATGTCAGCTTGATTGCAAAGAGGTTCCTCGGCGTCACCCTTACCGGCTGCCCCATCGTCCTGTCGAACGGCGCGGAGATTCATTTTCTTTCTCTTGATGACCTGACCTTTGCTGGAAAATCTGGCCACGTATACGTCGATGAGTATTTCTGGATTCCTGATTTCGGAAAAGCGCTGCACTTGGCCGGCGCTCTGGCTATGCACAAGCGTTGGCGCAAGACCTACTGTTCAACGCTCTCTGAGCGCCGCGGTATGGCGCGTAACTTCTGGAGCGGGGATCACTGGAAGAACCTATCCCCAGGCCGAGATTCGATCACTTTCCCTGGTGAATCATCGTTGCGCGATGGCGGCCAGCTTTGTCCCGATCGGCAGTGGCGCTATGTCATCACCATTGAGGATGCCGTTCGACTCGGTTGCAACCTTATGGACATTGATGAGCTCAAAGACGAGTACTCGCAGGAGGCGTTCAATTTCCTCTTCATGTGCCAATTCAAAGACTCCCAGGAGAGTTCCCTCGCATGACCAAACAACAGCAGCAACCGGCCGAGGTGGCCACTCCAACCAAGCCCGGAACGGTAGCGTTCAGCATGCCGGAGGCCATCGACCCCACTGCATGGATGACCGATTACACCGGGGTGTTCTACAACCCCTATGGCGAGTATTACCAGCCGCCCATCGACCGCAAGGGGTTGGCCAAGGTGGCGCGGGCCAATGCCCACCACGGGGCCATTCTGATGGCGCGGCGCAATATGGTGGCGGGCCGTTTTACCAATCAGCGCAGCACCGTCACCGCCTTTGCTCACAACTACCTGCAGTTCGGGGATGCGGGCCTGCTCAAGCTGCGCAACGCCTTCGGCCAGGTGGTCGGGCTGCACCCGCTCTCGAGCGTCTATCTGCGCCGGCGCGAGGATGGCTGCTTTGTCTACCTGCAGCTGGGCAAGCAGAACCTGATTTACCGGCCGGAGGATGTGATCTGGCTTGCCCAGTACGACCCTGAGCAGCAGGTCTATGGCATGCCTGATTACCTGGGGGGCTTGCAGTCGGCCCTGCTCAACCAGGACGCCACCCTGTTCCGCCGCAAATACTTCCTCAACGGCGCCCACATGGGGTTCATCTTCTATGCCACCGACCCGAACATGGACGATGACACTGAAAAAGAGATGAAGGAGATGATCGCCAACAGTAAGGGGGTAGGTAACTTCCGTTCCATGTTCGTCAATATCCCGGAAGGCAAGCCCGATGGCATCAAGCTGATCCCGGTGGGGGACATTGCGACCAAGGACGAGTTCGCAGCCATCAAAGGGATCACCGCACAGGATGTACTGACTAGCCACCGCTTTCCGGCGGCGCTGGCCGGCATCATCCCGACGAATGGCGGCGGAGGCCTGGGGGATCCCGAGAAGTACGATGCCACCTACGCCCGCAATGAGGTGCTGCCGCTGTGTGAGCTGCTGCGGGATTCCATCAATGGGGCTGGTTTACCACGGGCTTTGTGGGTCGATTTTCGGGAAACGATAGGTTCTGCTGTATAAAAAAACAGTCCTTTTGAGGTAAGATGCAATCTATTGGTTTAACCTTAGACTTGTCGGGAGGGGTGATGCGGGTTTATTGCAAAGTGTGTGGCCAGCGGGGCCGCATTACCAAGACCAATCGGCTGAGCGATGATGTATCAGATCTCTATTGCCAGTGTACTGATGCAGAGTGTGGCCATTCCTGGGTGGCCTGTCTGTCGTTTGCTCATACCCTGAGCCCCTCAGCCAAGACGACAAATCAGCTGGTGCTCAGCTTGATGGGGTCGCTGACGCCAGAGGGGCGGCAGTTGGTACTGGAAGGACTGGGGGCGCAATAGCGCCCCTTAGTTTTTAGGGGTTTGCCAGCGGTGGTTAGTATTGTGACAAGGCTTTTTCTGCCTCGATGTCCTGATCGGCGCATGCCTTGACCATGTTCCAACCGAACTTACCCACCCGATTGGCGCAGGAGTTCAGTATCTTCTCGTGCTTCAGGTATTTTTCTGGATTACTTACTATGGCTTGTCGCGCCTCTATATTTTGGTCTGAGCAGGCTTTAACCATATTCCAGCCAAATTGTTTTGTTGTTTTGATGCAAGACTTGACGATCTTTTCATGTGGCCGATAGTTGGCTTGTAGCTGTTCATATGCCTCCATATCCTGATCCACACAGGCTTTCACCATAGTGGCGCCGTATTGGTTCATCTGACCTTTACAGCGTTCAATGACGGCGGCCTTTTCTGTATCACTGATTGCCATTACCGATGAGGTCAGCAACATCATACTGACCGCGACAACTCGCTTCATATCATTGTTCTCGTTTGGGATTGAAGCGGTATGCTACCAAATCAGCGCCTTCCTTGGCGCGTGACCGGTCACTATTCAGTTAACAGGCTTTTTCTCTTGTTCTTCTAAGCGAATTCCCAATTCGCATAGTGTGGCGATAGCACGGCACATTCCTTCTCTATCCTCGATTTCCAAATCAGGTGTTATCCGTGCTATATCCCTGATTGAACTGTAAATCTCTGTTTGAATCCCCGTCTGCACACTGCCTCCTACTACTGGTTAGACCTGATGATTTTATCTATAACCGGATTGCATATCTCGACGATCGCCGACTAGATTTTTCATATGTATGCATAAACACCTGTCAGATCTGACAGTCACCATGACCCCGAGCACGGGCACCTGCCGGAGGCGCCCCATGAAAAGAAAAACAAATCCTGCCCGGTCCGCCCGGGCCTATGTGGTTCGCGCAAAAAGCACCACCAAAGCCGTGCTGAAAAGGCATGGCCTCACGAACAGTGCCACAGGCAAGATCATTGATGTGGCGCCGGCTACTGTTGGCCGCTGGCTGGATGACCAGACCCGCGCCTTTTTCGATCTTGAGCACGCTGCCGCTATCTGTATCCATCTCGGGATCCCTGTCTCTCACCTGCTTCCCCCTGGTGACTGGCTGATTGGACACCACCAGAGCCCGCAGCGGGATCAATTGATGGCCCTGAGCGAGGATGAGATTGATTGGTTGCTCGCCGTTCGGGCCGGTGCCATGGCCTGTTATCGCTGATGTTATCGGTGCTCCTGGTAGCCTGGTGGTTAAGTCACTGAGCAAGCCGGTCACATAGGCTGCCAGTAATTTGGTAATAAAACCCCCTCCAGCATGGCTGGATTTTTTGCTTGAGGGATTGACGTGGCGGCATGGTATCCATGCTGCCACTTTCTGGTCAATATATTTCTATCAGGCTTTTAAATCGAGTTTCCCTCGTTTGCTCATAGCACTTATTTTTAAGAAAAATAAAGCTTACTCAATGCATTACGCAACGTTGGACATCCTAACGATTGTGGTGAAATATATTTCGCTGGCGGGACAAACTTAAATCTAGTTTTGAGATAGTGAATGCCAAATAAACCCCGTTTTGTAGATAACACAATGCAGTTTGGGGCGTTAAATATAAACCAGAGTTCATTTTGGGATGAAACGCATCAACTGGAGTTCAGTTTGAAGCGCATAACGTAGGTTACGTTTTTCTGCATTATCTGAAATTGTGCTTTTTTAAATAAATAGAGCCTCAATTTTTTGAGGCTCCTTTGGTTCCGTTATAACGCGATGTCTTTTTCTCCTGATGTGAGCCAGCAGGCCGACTCGCCCCTGTAGGTTCCGCGACAGCCCACCGGTAGTTTGTTGCCACAGTGCTGGCAGATGGAGGTGCTCAGATTGGCCTCCTGCTCCAGCCAGCGTTCCCAGTCCCGCCGGATCAGGGTGCTGATGAATTCGTCTGCACTATATGGATCTCCGCTCCCTGCCCTGGCAATGCAAAGGTGATCCAGCTGCTGGCGCTCCCGTTCTGAGAGCGCCACCTCGACCCGCTTTATGCCCAGCGCTGCCCGCCTGGCCCTCTGTTCCTGCTTGCGTTGCTTTGCATCCTTCATCAGGTCGCATCCTCCTGCATGGCAGGATAGCTTTTCACTTCATTGAAGGCCGTCACGACAACTGGATAATCTGATCTGCTAGGTATCAAACTACCCCTCATGTCATCCATAACCTCTGGTGCACTCACGCTGTCTGGGTATGCCTTTGTCATCCATGAAAATTCCTGTCCCCCAGTCTTAGTCTCTCGCCATCCAGCCATAAAGTAGACAGTGTATGGTCGCTTGAGAGAGTCTTCGTCAGTCTCATGAACCGGCTTCATCCCGAACACCACAAATCCTGGCTTCTGTGCGTAGTCGGTGACAACGGTGATCCGGCGTTTGGCGCTGCGGCTGGTGTAATGTTCGCCGTCCCACTCGTTGAGGGTGACGGTGTCACCCTCTTGAAAGTTTCGGTCGTTGTAGCGGATTTCGAACGGCTTTGAGCCATCCAATACCCGATGGAAGTAGGCCGTCATAATTTTCAGTTCGTGGTGCATGCCGCGCCCTCCCTTACTACCATGGCATCCAGCTTGGCCCATGCCCGCCAGCTGGCGATAGTGGTCTCGGTCTCTGGCAGGTCAACTGTTGGATGGCCATACACCACATGGGTGACTGTGCCGCGATCGTTCAGCTTGGTGGCCTTCACTTCCCTGGTAGTGCCTAATCGGGTGATGACGTCACCCGGCACCGGATTTTTGCGGGGGTCTCTCATGCCTGTTGCTCCTTCGTCCACGCTGCAATTTTTGCCCGTGCTTCTTCTTCGCTGACTATTGGTGCATTGGTCATCAGCTGTTGGTCGTACTCCCAGATCCCATCTGGACTCACCATCAGCATTTCCGATACCCCGTTCTCCGGATTTCTGGTCATGGCCAGACCCAATGGGTGCAAAATCTCGCGGTTGATGCGAACGATAAGGCCCAGTTCGCTGACCTGATTCCAGTTGATATGCTTCATGGTTACTCCCCGGCTTCTACATGTTGGCGATGATCAGCCACTACCTGGTGCAGGGTTGGCTGGTATGTTGGGTTGAGCTTGGCGGCGGCGCCGGGGTTGGCTCGGTCGATTGGGCTGCCCGGTGCGATAAAGAGGGTGTGGCCGGTGACGGCGCACCGGATTGTGCCGCTCTGGTCGATGGCCACAGGGGTGAGCCCGTCCACGATATGGCGGCGGCCAACAGATCGGCCATCTGCGGTCAGCACCGGCACGGTGGCGCGGTTGGCTCTGGCCTGAAACGGGTTCGGTACCTCGGCGGCGATGGCCGGCAGGGCCAGCGATGTTGGACGAGGGTGCCGGCGGCGCAGGATGGCGCAGGCCACGGACTGCTGTTTGCCCTTGAGCATCCCCACCCACTGGCTGATTTCCTTGGCTGGCCAGCGCTGCTGCAGGATGCAGGTCACCCGATTATCCAGGCTGCGGTACTCTTCCCGGCTGACGGTCTGTTTGCTGTTCATGTTCATGCCCACTCCTCGCTGTAGTCGTTCTCTTCTTGCATCCACTCCGGCACATCCAGCCCCTCCAGTACCCGCCACATCTCTGACTGATAGGGCTCCGGCAGCATCTCTATCCAGCTGCGGGTACCGGTATGGCCCTGTGCCTGGTAGACCTTGCCGCAAAGCTCAACCAGCATCGGCCAGTCCTGATCGCCTTCCGGTACCGCGTACTCATCCGGTTGGTTCGGCTCGGCTGGCGACTTGCCATCTGGCACCCAGTCCGGCTCGCTTGGTACCGCTCGGCTCGATTGCACCTGGCCGTTCTCAAGCCAGAGGGTGAAACCGTCTGCGCGAACGCTGGCGCCTGAGCGCAAACGCCCGATAGAGAAGGGTGACAAACCCCATTGCTCTGCCATCAACTGATCCGCGAACGCCTCAGGATCCGGCTGCGTACAGTTATTGTCAGAGCTCCAAGGAGCCGGGCTGTCGCCCGACTGAACACCCACACCCCAACCCCCGGCGGCCTTGGCGGCCTCATAGGTGCCTGCTGGTACCACTTCCCACCCTTGCAGGCGGGTCTTGATACCCAGGCGAGCGGTGTGCAGCCCCATCAGGCGCTTGATGTCCTCGCCGTAGCTGTTGGCTTGTTCTTCGATGAGGTGGGCCAGCTTGATGGGGTGATCGGCACGGGTAGAGAGGGCCCCGCCCATAGCGTGTAGGTAGCAGCGGAATATGCCGTTATCGGCGGCATAGCGGGCGGCCTCAAAACGTGGGTCTTGCAGTAGCGGCTTGGGCGGGCCGACCAGATCGCCGTTCTTCTTGGCGTTGCTGATACGGCGCAGCTCGCGCCAGATGCCTACAGGGGCGCCGCCGATCTGCTGAAAGGTACGGATCCCCCACCAACTGGCCCAGGCGCAGGCGTGCTGGGCGCCCTGGTCAGCCTGGGTGTCCGCTTCGTCATCGCCATCTACGTGCTCGCCATCGATGTTTTTGGCGATGTATGCCGCGATGTAACCAGTGGCATCCCCCTTGGACGGGTCGATCTCTTTCCAGTCGAAGCGCGGGGTAAAGTCAGTAAAGGGGGTGCCCTGATTGCTGCGCTCCAGCTCCTGCCGATCATCTGTCAGGGCATAACGCTGCAGAGTGTCGATCACCCCATTCCGGTCGCGTTTTCGCATAAACAGCAGCATGTGCCAGTGCGGCGTGCCATCGTGGTGCGGTTCGCAAACCCGGAAGCCATAGATAGGCATGCCCCAGCGTTTCAGGTATGAACGGGCCCGGCTCCACAGCTGGCCCAGATAGGCGCAGGTGTCACGCGGGGTGGCGCCCTGGTACTTGTCGTTTTCGATGGTCTTGCCGTTGCGGCCCGTCTTCCAGGCGTGGAAGCGGCTCGGGGCTGTCCAGGTGAAGAAGACCCCCACATGGCCCTGCTCCTCGGCATAGTCCTCGAACCCCCGCATGCGAGTCATCATCTCATTGCGGCGGTTGACCGGGTTGGAGACGCTGGCCTCCCAGCAATCTTTCATCGAGATCACCAGGTCATGTTGGCCGTTCATCACTTCCGACTCGGCTAGCCAGCGCATCATGGCCCGCTTGCGCTCGCGCACCACTTTCATGGTGGCGTTCGAGACGTAGGCGGAGACGCCCTTACGCACCTTGCCCAGCAGGATAGCGATGTGCTCTTGTAGCCTGTCCCAGCAGCGGTTGATGCGCCTCTCCCACCACTTGGCAGATAGCAGACGCACCATCACGCTCAGGATCCAGTTATCCCGCGCCTCTTTGGTTTTGAAGTCCGGCATCTTGACGACGAATCCCCACTGGTCTGCGGGCTGTTTGATTACCTCCCATGTTTCCATCAGATCCAGCTCACCGGCGTGGGTGTTCTGCTCGATGTTCTTCCAGATGGCGGCGGTCTGGTTGGCGAACTGGTGGGCGACCCGCTTGCGGCCGTCGTCGTCGCGCAGGTGCTGGGCATCGACCGGCAGGGCCATCACCAGGGAGCGGACCCACTTCACCCGTTCCCGCAGCCAGATGTTTGCGCTGCGGCAGTTGCGGGTGGTGCCATCTTTGCGGCGGCGCACGTACTGCTTGAACAGCACCTGGGTGAACTGCATGGAGAGGCCATCGAGCAGTTGCACTGCCCAGACCAGATCGGATTCACCAGGGGCGCCCACAAAGGCGGCTTCGAGCTTGGTGCCCGGCATGGTGTTGGCGAGGGCGTCGATGCGGGCCTTGAGGGTCTTTTTCGACAGCGGTAGCTGGTTCCGTTTTGGCGTCGGCAGGCGGCTGATGGAAAAACCAAATTGGCCAGCCTCGGCGGCTGGCCCTGTTTTTTGTTGGTTAGTCATTGGTGATTGCTACCCGACAGCTCTTTGATGTTGTTCCGGAAGTAGTCCAGGGTGCGACGGGCATGCCCCGCCATCTTTCTGGCTGCGGCACATTGGCGCAGGGTCAGGGAGACCGTGCAGCGTGGGCGGGGGGATAGCCGACGCATTGCCAGCAGGTCGCGCTGGTAGCTGCGCAGGCGGGCCTCGTCGCCCATCATGGTGTCGAACCATCTATCCACACGGGTTTGCAGGTCGGAGATCAGTCGAAGGCTCATGCAATGATCTCCCCCATTCCGTACTTTTGCGCGTTCTCAAACCACCAATCACCAATATCGCGGGCCAGCGCGGTGGCGCCTTGACCCAGTGCCAGCCAATACAGAGTACGGATTCCTCCCATCAACAGCGTTTCCTCCTGGCTGAATTCGTCTGCGCGCTTTATCGCATCCACAGAAAAAGCAAAGTGCTTAGCCAGCTGGCTAACAGGCTCAGGCGCCCGCAGGTGAGCGGGGCCAGACTCTGTTTCAGCCAACTCATCGATAGGCGGCTCAAGTTCAAACAGGTCGCTCATGCTGCACCCCCTACTACCGTGCACCCGTCCACCGGTGACCAGCTTGAGATGGGCACTTGCAGGCCCAGCTTGTTTTGATCACGCTCGCCGCTCAGCAGCGCGCTGATAGTCTCGTGACAGTTAGCACAGCCGCACCACTGGCCGCCGCATTGGCAGGACTCCATCCCGTATTGCTTTTCCTTGGAGCAGATCGAGGTGCGCAGACAGCCTTGGCACAGCACAAAGAAGCTGATGCGGATCATGCTCAGGCGATTCGGGTAGAGGTGGACCGCTTTCGCAATGGGTTGGCGTATCACGGTTGCATCAGGGCCAGAGGCCATATCAGCGCCAATGAAGAACGGGTCATCCATAAACGGCAGGTCATCAACCGGCTCCTGAGCGGCATCGTCTTGCGGCTGGAATACCAGCCGCTCTTCTTCGAGATCCCACGTAAAAGCGCTTCTTCCCTCTATGAACAGCCATTCATCCGCAGCCTGTGGGTTGGCTGCGGCGAACTCGTTGAACAAGCGAAGGAACATCAGGTCTTGACTCATGCCTCGTCCCCCATCACTGAGTCGTCATCCATCAGGTCTTCCTGCTTGCTGGTCACGACCAGCTGCACCTGGATGTATTGATCTCCCGAGTAGAGCTCCCCCAGGGCAATGCGGTTGACCTGCTCGTTGCTGGCCAGTAGTTCGGTCAGCAGAGGCAGCACGGCGCGTTCTGCCCGCTTGGCGATATGAATGGCATCGATGCTCATGCGCCAATCCTCCCGTTCATTGAGCGGAACACCTTGAGCCAGCGCAGTTGCTGGCGGGCTTGCTCACGCAGATTGCGGCCCTCGGGGCCCCGCTTGGTGGTGTAGGTCTTGGCCTTGATGCGGTGCGGCAGCTCGGCCAAATCGGCCAGGGCTTCCTGCCTGGTGATGGGGTGGAACAACTTTTTCATGCGACCCCCTCAACAATCCGGATTGAGCCTGAGGTAAGGCGCTCCATGCGGGCGTATCCGCGTTGGCCTTTCAACCAGGTGGTGCCGCAGTTGATGTAACCGCGGCTAACCAGATAGGCACTGGCGGCCTTGATAGTGGGTTCAGTGTGGCGAGTGATAACGGCTGCCATGATCAGATCTCCCCTCGGCAGTTGACGCATGACCATACCGCTCGCCAAGCCATGGCGGCTGGACGCTCCAGAGAATGGATCAGGTCATGATTGCTGCTGTAACGCTGGCCGCGGTGGGCCAGCTTTCGGTTTTGAATGCGCAGGTTGCGCAATTGGTCACGAATGGCTAAAGTTGGCATGTCGATTTTCCTAGTTGACGAATGAAAGCCCCGCGGTGTTCCACCACCTTTGCGGGGTTTTTTATTGCCCGATTGCTTGCGGGCCTTGCCTGCTCATTTCGCTGGCGGCCAGAACGGCCCGTTTTATGCGAAGCTTTGCGGCTCTCTCCTTCTTCTCTCTCTCGATATCTCCGATAGGTTTGGTGACTGGTGCCGGATGCCACACTTTGCTGTCACAGCCGCCGAAAAACTCCCCTTGATAATCCAGTTCCTGCACTGCCAGACGGAGCGCCTCGCGCTGCGCATGAGGCAGAGTGGAAAGGGTTGCTGTCATCAGCTGGCCGCGTGACTGACGGGCGATGGTGCAGATGGCGGCCTTCTTGGCTGAACTGATGGCCAGCCAGTCGGTGTCCAGGCGGCTGCGGGTTTTGCCGAACATCTCGCGCACCAGCATTAATCCTGCGGTGTTCATCGCGGCCTGTTCGTCTGGCGTCAGGCCAGCCAAATTGCGTTGCTCTGAGTCGATGTGTTTTTGCATGGGTTCCCCCTTACATGGTCATGGTTTGCATCAGGATGTCTGATGCGCAGGCGACGGTCGGTACGGCCTGAAAGCGGGCCTCGATGTCGTGGATGAGCAGTGCCAGCGACCCCATTGCAGAGGTGGCCACACTGACGATGGTGTTGCGTTCGGTGCGGGATACACGCCCCCGCTCGGCCAGTTCCAGCGCCCGTTGGCCGATGCTGGCCACCTTGGCATTGAGGTCGATCGCTTGATGGGGAAGGGATGGCGCGCGTTCAGCGTTTGGAATGGCGATGGCGGTGAGCTTGCATTCCATCAGCATGCCGTCGAACAGGGTTTCGTCCCCTTCGGTGGCGTGATACAGCGCGATGAGATCGGCTACGGTCAGCTGGTGCGGCTGGTCAGGGTTGAGTTTGTTTCTCAGTACCTGAGCATCAATGCCAGCAGCCTTGGCGATCGCGCTGATCACATAGGTTGAAGTAAATCTGCTGCATGCAGATTCGAAGTGTGGATGTTTGCAGTCGCCACCGATAAACATGGTTCTCGCTCCATTGAGTGCCATAGTTACCGGGAGGTTGCGGGCGCATATGATGCTGCGGCGGCCTGTTGGTAGAGCGCGACCATATTGATCAGAACCCTGTGCTTAGGCCCTGCCTTCGGCATGATCTGCAGTTCACCGCTGGCGACCATCTTTCTCACTGTGCCAACAGGTATGCCGGTATCTGCGCTATAGCGCTCGATGGTTTTAACCGGTGTGTCGATCTTGAGTGCAATCTCTGACATGATTGGAATCCTTTGATTGAGTATCAATATGCGGCTATATGGGTAGATATAGCCTCAGTCAACACGGTTAACTCTACTGGTGGCATCATTTGGTGTCAATGATCAGTTTGAGTTGGCTCATATGATTTTGCAGGGGTGCTATATGTCTTTTGATTCAAATCAAAAGAGTTGCTTCGATAGGGAGGCTTTTGTTTTGAGACTTGAGAGGCTCATAGGAAAAGAATCTATGAGATCTTTTGCTCGCAGGGCTGATATGAGTGACACAGGTCTTAAGCGGTACCTTTTTGATGGCACAATCCCACCTATAGATAGGGCGCTCAAGCTAGCGATTGCGGGAGGTACAACTTTCGATTGGCTGGTGTTTGGCGTTGGAGATGGCGTTAACCCTCAGAAGTCACACGATGCAGTATCAGACGTTCGAGGCGCTTACGCTTACCAGCCTGATGAGTTCACTACTATTCCTGCCTATCAAGTAGAGGCAAGCGCAGGACACGGTTCACAGATTACTGACGAACCGCTGGCCGAACCGATGGCGTTTCGCACCGACTGGCTGCGCCGTGAGGGGTTCGACCCGGCCAAGATGGCGGTCATCCGCGCCAAAGGTGACTCCATGGAGCCGACTATCAATGACGGTGACGTCATACTTGTAAGGCTCACCAATGGCGAATCTCCCCGTGATGGACTCTATGTGTTGCGCCTCGATGGCGGCCTTTTTGTAAAGCGGCTGCAATTCGATCTGAGAGGTGTTCGCATTATTTCTGATAACTCTCTCTATCAATCTCTTGAACTGAGCAAGGCTGAAATGGCTGAGATGGACCTGGTTGGCCGTGTGGTGTGGGCTGGCAAGAAGTTCTGAGGAGTAAATATGCTTTTAATCATGGCTGCCTTGGTAGTTGCATCCAACAAACAAGCGCTGACGGTGTGTTGTGGTCGTTAAAAAAGTTGATGGCAAGGCCAAGCCTTGGTTAGCAGACCTCCGTCCGGATGGTGATGGAGGCCGAAGAATACGAAAGAGCTTCATGACGAAAGGGGAGGCGCTGGCATGGGAACGGCATCAGCTAACCCATAAACCATGGGAGCAGACGCAGGAGCAAAAGGCCGAGCAACCCGAACCGCAGGAGCAGCGCCGCCTACTGGATCTTGTGCACCTCTGGTTTGGCCGGCATGGTCAGACTCTGGCGGATGGTGATCGGCGGCGGGATAAACTCGTCTGGTTATGTGAAGCGCTTGAGAACCCCATTGCAACCGAGTTCACCTCCGAACACTTCTCGGCATACCGTGAGCGGCGCTTGGCGGGTGAGCTCTATGTACCAGGGCAGCGCAAGCAGGTCACCCCCACTACCATCAACCGCGAGCAGTTGTATCTGCAAGCGGTGTTCAATGAGCTGGCCCGCCTCGGGGTCTGGCACGGCGGAAACCCGCTTTCTGACCTTCGCCAGTACAAAGTGCAGGAGAGCGAGCTGGCCTATCTGTCCCAAGATGAGATCGAGCAACTGCTCGATGCCTGCAAGGAGCAGCGGGATCTGTGGCTGGTCGTGATGCTCTGCCTTTCGACGGGTGCCCGGTGGTCAGAGATTGAGAAGGTCAGCAGGGCTCAGATAGGCATGGGGCGGATCACCTTCACCAAGACCAAGGGGAAGCGAAACCGGACTGTGCCGGTGGCCCCCTGGTTGCTGGCCATGTTGCCCAAGCGCACTGGCAGATTGTTCGATGATTGCTATGCCGAGTTCGAGAAAGCCATCAGGCGAGCCAACATCAAATTGCCAGCAGGGCAGAGCACCCACGTTCTGCGGCATACCTTTGCAAGCCACTTCATGATGAACGGCGGCAACATCTTGGTGCTACAGCGCATCCTTGGCCACACAGACATCAAGATGACGATGCGCTATTCGCACTTTGCACCAGATCACCTGGAAGATGCGGTGCGCCTCAACCCCATCACAGCGCTGAAAAGTGTACATAGACAGTCCATTGATTTGCCCCATATTGCCCCATAACTACCCATATTGAGATTTTAGCGCCCTTAATTATCAGTAACTTATTGATTTGTAAGGGCCTCCGTCGGTTTCAAAATCCGCCGTTGCAAGACGTGTCGGTTCGAGTCCGACCCCGGGCACCATTATTTTCTCCTGTTTGGTCAACAGGTTACAGCGCACTAACGGCGCTACTGCTCACAGCACTGCGGTTAAAACACTCACACGACGCGAAATTACGCGAAAGAGGTTTTAACCAGATGGCAAAAATCCGAAAAGTGACCGGCAAAAAAGGCACTACCTATCGCGTGCAATTCATGCGAAACGGTAATCGTGTCGATCGCTCATTCCCACGCAAAAAAGACGCAGAGCAGTTCTTGGCTCAACTCATCGTTTCTGATGATCTGGCCGATACCCTGACTCACGTCACCCTGACCGGCACCACAATCAAACAAGCAATTCGCGAATATCTTGATCAGTACACTGGCCGAGACGATTCTGCAATTCAGCGCCTTAACTGGTGGGCTGATCGCCTGGATGACAAACCCTTAGGCAAAGTGACCCGCCAGCACGTCAAAGCTGCCCTGAACACATTGGAGAGTGAAGGCAAAGCGCCCGCTACTCTCAACCGTTACAAGGCCGCCCTCTCAAGCGTGTTTGTCTACATGAACGACCAGCACGACATTAAGCACAACCCCGCACAAGAAGTACGCCAGAAGCCCGAGGACAACGCCCGTACCCGCTTCTTGTCTGATGATGAGTTGCCTTGGCTGCTGACCGCAGCCAAGGCCAGCAAGTGGGAACGCCTGCACCTGTTAGTCAGCATGGCTATTTTCACTGGGGCTCGTCGTTCTGAGCTGATCGGTCTGAAATGGTCTCATATTGATCTCAATGCCCGTACAGCTCACCTGCATCATACAAAGAATGGCACTGAGCGAGTTCTTACCCTGCCACCCGCACTTGTCCAAGAAATGATGAAGTTCAGGCAAGTTGGCAATGCTTACTTGTTTCCCCATTCCAGCAAGTTGGATTCTCCCTTTGAGCACTTCGACTGCTTCTGGCAAGCCTGTCGTAATGAAGCGGGGATCACCGATTTTCACTTTCACGATCTGCGCCATACGTGCGCCAGCTTGCTGGCCAAAAACGGGGCCAGCCTGTTGGAAATTGCCCAGGTGCTTGGACATAAGTCGATCACCTCGACCCAGCGCTACGCCCATCTATGTAATGGTCATAAGCAATCGTTAACTGATCGCGTGTTTGGGGCCATAACGCTATGAACTTTGACGCTTGGTTCTCAACTAGCCAATCCCGTCAGTGGTCAACACACGGGAAAACTCAACTTATGAGCATCTCAGCTTCTCGGGAGGATTGCCCATCCACGAAGATGCGAACAGGCAGGTCGCTGTTGCCTGAAATGAAAGGGTTCATAGGCATGAAATTTCATTTTTTTATGCACGTCGAACGTTGGGTGAGAAGCGCACCTTGGAGAGTGCCTAGCGGTTTCTATAAAGTCGTCGTGATTGCCATAGATAGTAAATTCCCCAGAAACAGAAAGCTCATCGCTAGGATGCTTGGCATAACAGTGGAAGGTGTCAAGAAGCAGGTGCACCGGGCTCAGGGAAATGCGAAAAAGCAGGTAATCGCTTCACATATAGCGGCATCACTTCCTGACACCAAACACGATTCTCTGCGCATTCTGCAAGCATTTCTTCTTTTAGAAGGATAGTGCTGAATGAATTCACTTCGCCTGGGGGCGGAATAATTGCATCTTCTCGATGCAGGTGTTTCACAGCTTACCGCGATTCGTGTAGGCAACGACCTCGTCGCTTGACGGTCTTTATCATTGATAGGATGAGTCGGTGAACCAGTCCGCCTTGGTGAGACCAAACTCCGTAGCTGCTCTTGTAACAGAGCAACATAGCCACGCAACGACAGCTAGGCCTCGTTGTTCATCAACGAGACCTAGCTGTCAGTTATAAGCCATCACAGCATCTTGTCCTCCCTCAGTCGCAGTTGATAATGCGTATGGCTTCATTTGGATGTAACGCTCCGCCCCCCCCCAAAAAAACTCAAGTTGACTGCGCCAGCTTTACCGGTAACGGCCTAGCCTACGCAGGCACTTCTGCCTACTCAACTGACCGCACTTCCAGCGGTACCTAGTTTGTAACACAGCATCCATCAACTAGACCAAGTGGGTGCTGATGTGTGGATTGATTAACCTGCTCACTACTCTCTGTGATGGCTGTGACATTGCGGGTTACATGGGCGTAACACAGCTGTCGTTGGTTGGTGTCGATATAACGATAGCTGCGTACTAGTCAGTTATCCGAGCAGCCGTAGGGGAAATATCCAGAATGTACCACTTGTAATTCCCCTGTTTGATTAGTTCTTTGTTAGCGTAACTGCGACCAAACCAGAATGACCGCAGTGAGAGCAGACCGAGGATTTTAACGATGGAAGAACTGAACCTGATCGCAGTAGCTCAAGATGTTAACAACTGGCAACCGATGCAAGAGTTCCCGAAGCATTTTCCGCAATTCTCTGCATCGACCATCAAGACTTTGATGTGGAAACGGGAAGAAAAACCGGGATTGAATCGTTGTGCTCGCATGGTGGGGAGCAAGCTTTACATCAATACCAAGCTGTTTGGCATGTGGATGGCGGGTGTGTTGCCGGAGCAACAGAAAAATGAAACGACGGATGTTTAAACCGGCACAAGCCGTAGGAATGGAGGGCTTTGGATTGTGCGGCGAATTCCACCGCGAAAATAACCAAAAAAACGCCTCTGAAGGTTAATCCAGAGGCATTGATATCTAGAGACTGGCTCAAGAGTTTGGCGACCGCGAGCCAGTCGAAGACAAAAGGAATCATAGCTCATGCGTGATGCCAAATCATCAATGAGGGGTCAGCAAGCCTCAACAGATCGCGATGTGGATGCTGCAAGGAAGGAGACTAAGCAAGCTACGCAGGCACAGAATCTTAAGGTGGAATCAAACACAACGCAGGAGGTGTCTGGTTTTGGAACTATGAGGTGGCGGAATGAACACAATTGATACCGCTCCTATTTTTATCAAATTCTCCGATTTGTCAGATCTTAGGACGGTTGTTATCCATACCGGCGAGGGTGCCGCCAAATGTGCAACTGTCCGTGCCATCTTCCAACAGTCCCACAACCAAGCGATCTGCGGTGAGAACCCTATCGACCCAGAGGAGGAGCCACGTCAAACACTGGTCGTCTATCCGTGGCAGCTTGATAGCCCGGTAAAGCTCTACAAAATGGCCGACAAGGACAGCACCCGTAAGATTATCGTGCATCAGATCGGTAACTTGGCCCCTGAGAAAATGAAGCGGCTTGTCATAGAGCTGCTCCGCCAAGCTCCCGAAGCCGAGATCTGCCGGGGCGTGATGGGCCAGAATGCGGAACCGTGGCAATTTGTTGATTTTGTTGAGGAGGAACTCGTGCGGGCCGCCGAGGTGGCGTCCAGCCTCAACGATGAGTCAAAGTCTAATGTCGTCTCGCTGCTGAGCATGGCAGGAGAACACCCGATTGCTGTGTTCGCTAGCGAGGTTGCCGACTCAATCCAGATTAGCCGTGATTCTACCTTCATGATTGGCCTGGGCCTGACATCTGCCGTGGTAGGTTCAGTCTATTGCGTTAAGACTCAGTGGGGCGCTGATTTGCCACTTGGACTCTATGTGGCAGCAGAGCAACCTCCAGGGACCGGTAAAACTGGTGTGATGAATGCGTTTCAGCAGCCATACCGGGTCGCTCTTCGCCGGATGAATGACGGCCGTAACCGAGAGTTGGGGGCACTGGAGGCACAGATAGACGCGGCTGAAGAACCAGCAGTTAAGGGTGAGCTAAGTGAACAGCTTGCATTCATGCCGCAACCGGTAAGGGGCTGGATCAACAACGCGACGCCGGAAGGATTGGAAAAGGACGCAATTGCACCGAATGGGGGCTTCTTCATGCTCGCATCTGATGAACGTGGGCTGTTGAATAGCGTGTTTGGTCTGTCATACGGCAAGGGGGTGGCTGTCAACATGGATGCAGCATTGAAGGGCTTTGATGGTGGTTCATATGCTTGCGTCCGGACAACCCGACGGGGCTTTGATGGCGAGGTTCACGGTTCAATCATCTGCTTTGCCCAGCCGGGTAGCATTGAGGCGATCATTCAGGCAAGTGGTGGGACTGGCCTAGCCGAGCGCTTCCTCTGGTTGAGTGACAAGCATCAGCTGGGGAAACGTGACCATTTGAAGCAACGTAGCAAGCCGAACAGCGAGCCATTCAAACTCCTCTGTGATGAGGTCGTTAAGCAGATCCCTTGCCGCCCTTCGCTGGATAAACTGGTTCCGCTGGCAATTCCCGCCATCTTGATGGATGAACTGGGCAAGGTCAAACAGCAAATCGAGGTTGAGCTTGATGACGATGGCCGCTTTGGCAATGATGCCGTCCGAGGGGCCGCTGGTAAGCTGGAGCTCCAGATAATGAAGGTTGCTTCAATCCTTCACATCAGTCGCCATTTGTGCGAAGGAAAGCCTGTACCACTAAACATCGGCGCAGCTGACTTTGAGATCGCACTCAATATCTGCTGCGAGCTCTTGGAGCGGTACAGGCAGGTACTTGTTAACAAGCGGATCATTGGCTTTGGTGCCGAAGCTGACGCCGTGATTGGATACCTGGAACGGTTCTCAGGAGGTAAGGATCTGGAGCAGGCAAAAAACAGCCTGAGATCAAGGTCCGTATTCAAAGGCCGAAGTACCAAGCAGATAAGTGCCGCAATTGAAAAGCTAGCTGCTGCCAGGATTGTGGCAATAGAAACCAGCACCACAGGGCGTAAGATTGTCAGGCTGCTTTGAACTCAACACTATCAACTGGAGAGGCAATGGCCTCCCTTTTTCATATCTAAAAGCTCAGTAATGGCACAAAACACACAGAAAAGGCTCGAATACCAGTTGTAGTAAGGCTTGTCGTCTGTGTGCTTGATACACACATGTACACTCGAACAACACAGAGTTGTTAGTATGGTCGTGCTGTATTTTGTGTGATTAGTGCGTCCCTGTGTATGCGGGCACAAGCCAAACCCTGCGCCATGGCCGGTTTATTGATGTTTTCTGTGTGCTTTGTGCCTTACCAGCACACATGCTCAAAGGGTGGAGAAGCGCGTGAAACTGACAGGGGAGGTGGATTGGTTTATCGCCACACATCCGGGCGACTATTATCGGCCTCCCCCTGTGGGGCTGGATGCCAACCTGCCCCCTCGCAAATACTGGTAGCCTATGACCAACTCCCTCATGCCCGAAACAGATTCCCCAGACTGGCACAGTATCGAACTGGCGTACTGTGCTGGTCGCCAGAGTGTGCGGCAAATAGCGATAGAGTACGGTGTTTCGCATACCGCCATCAACAAGCGGGCTAAGACGCGCAAATGGTTCAGAGTCGCAACACTAGGTAACGTTTCCTCATCTTCAGATATGCCAAAGGCTCCTATGCCTGGAGCCGAACATGTAAATTCAACAACTCAGGTTTTGATCCCAGTTTTCACTTCTCAGGTTTCCACTATGGAAACCAATACGTCGGACTCCAAGCCGCTACCTAGAGGCCGCCGGAGCGCATTCACGAACGAGTTGGGTGAGGCTATATGCAGCGCCATTGCTGATGGGATGAGTTTACGTGCAGTGCTTGCACGTCCGGGCATGCCGTCCAAATCCATGGTGATGCGCTGGCTGGCTGATGAGCGCTACATTGAATTTAGGGACCAGTACGCGTGCGCGCGCGAGGATCAGGCCGATAAATTGGCCGACGAGATCCTCCAGATTGCCGATGACGGCAGCAATGACACCTTCCTCGACGCCAACGGGAACGTAAAAGTTAACTACGATGTGATTGCTCGTGCCCGCCTGCAGATCGATGCTCGTAAATGGTTGGCCTCAAAGCTGGCTCCCAAGAAGTATGGTGATGTGGGGCGACGAGAAAACTCTGGCGTTAACAGCGGGAACATACAGGTGAAATCGACTGTCACGTTTGTAAATCCACCCAACTGGAACGAAGATGGCGAGGTTTATAAGGATGACTGATTTTGTAAAATTGGATGAAAGCTCCAAAGCTATCGTTGCAATCTCGTCCGGGACGAAGGGGTCGGAGGTTCGAATCCTCTCACACCGACCAAATTCAACAATGGCTTAGCTTCGGCTAGGCCCTTGTGCTTTTCCGGCGTCCCGGTTTTGTGGGGCATTTTTTTCGATACTCCTTTTCTCGTCCTTCATCTAAGGCTCATCTTAAGTGGCTTACCCCGGACTGCTTCCTTCCTCAGTGCCTGTGCAATAGAACCGGTCCAGCTCAAGTTTTGGAATCATCCCTCTCCCGAACAAACCTATATCCATGAGAACATCTGGCTGAGTCCTCTCTTGCCAGGGAGAGCCCCATGTAACCCATTAGCAAATAAGTTTGCGAAAGTGCATTGGATAGGAAAACAGTATGCAATTTGTTCCCAATGGTCCCGATATTCCTGATGCGCTATTACAGGCGCAGGAGGAGGGACGAGTGGTGTTTTTCTGTGGCGCGGGTATCTCCTACCCCGCAGGCCTCCCTGGCTTCAAAGGGTTGGTCGAGCAGATCTATCAGCAAAATGGTACAGACCTCTCTGAAATTGAGCGTGAGGTTTTTGAATCTGGGCGATTCGACGCCACGCTTGATCTACTGGAACGACGCCTACCAGGCCAGCGTCTGGCAGTCCGACGCGCACTGGCAAAGGTGCTGCAACCCAATCTTCACCTTAAGGGAGCCACCGATACGCAGGCTGCACTGCTGCGGCTCGCGCGAAGCCGCGAGGGTGCTATGCGGCTAGTTACCACCAACTTTGACCGAGTGTTTCATGTGGCGGCTAAGCGCTCAGGTCAAACATTCCAGACCTATGCAGCTCCAATGCTGCCTATTCCGAAGAACAGCCGCTTGGATGGATTGGTCTTTCTGCACGGCCTGCTACCCGAGAAAGAAGACGACACAGCTCTGAACCGGCTAGTCATCACCAGCGGTGATTTCGGTTTGGCCTACCTCACTGAGCGCTGGGCGGCTCGATTCGTGAGCGAATTGTTCCGCAACTATGTGGTTTGCTTCGTGGGCTACAGTATCAACGACCCGGTGCTGCGTTACATGATGGATGCGCTGGCTGCCGACCGAATGCTAGGTGAAAGCACGCCGCAGGTCTGGGCACTGGGTGATTGTGAGCCGGGGCAGGAGCACCGTAAAACCATCGAGTGGGAGGCCAAAGGCGTCACACCCATCCTCTACAATGTACAACCCGGCAGCTACGATCATTCAGCTTTGCATCAGGCTCTTCTGGCTTGGGCCAACACTTATCGCGATGGTGTGCAAGGCAAAGAAGCTATAGTAGCTAAATATGCTAGGGCACGACCGCAAGGCAGCACAACACAAGACGACTTCGTAGGCCGGATGCTGTGGGCCTTGTCGGACAAATCCGGTCTGCCGGCTAAGCGCTTTGCCGAATTCAATCCCACTCCATCACTGGATTGGCTGTTGGAGGCCTTGGCGGACGAGCGTTTCAGGCACATTGATCTAACCCGCTTCCAGGTGGCTCCTCACGAAGAGGTAGACGACAAGTTGAGCTTTAGCCTTATCCGTCGGCCTGCCCACTATGACCTAGCCCCGCAGATGCTGCTGGCATCCGGAAGGATTATCGGCAGCAAATGGGATGATGTGATGTTCCATCTGGCCCGCTGGCTCACGCGCCATCTGGATGACCCAAAGTTGGTTATTTGGATTGCAGAACACGGTGGGAAGTTGCACGACAGCTGGTCGTTACTGATCGAACAAGAACTGGAACGCTTTGCTTCCCTAGAGCAGGAGGGCAAGACTGCTGAGTTAGATGAAATACGCCAGCAATCCCCTAACGCTATCCCAAGTCCCCTGATGCGTACCTTGTGGCGGCTACTGCTTAGCGAAAAAGTGAAATCAAACTACCATGGCCCCGATCTTTATCGTTGGATAAAGCGGCTGAAATGGGAGGGGGTGACAACCACATTACGCTTGGAATTGCGTGAACTACTCGCTCCCTTGGTGACTTTGAAGAGGCCGCTTCACCGGGAGGATGGCAATACAAGTACAGGTAAGCCTGTCCGTCTCAAGCAGTTGGTGGACTGGGAACTGGTGCTGGCTACCGATCATGTGCGATCTACCTCCTATTACTTTACTGGTGAGCACTGGAAATCTGCTTTGCCAGCATTGCTTGATGACTTACAGCAATTGTTGCTCGATGCCCTAGACCTACTGCGAGAGCTCGGTGAAGCCGATGATCGCCACGACCGGTCACCTTGGGATCTACCGTCCATCCTGCCACATCGTCAAAACCGAAAGTTCCGCGATTGGGTAAGCTTGATTGAATTGCTGCGCGATGCTTGGCAGTCGGTTTACAACAGTAACAGTCAACGAGCGACACAGATTGCTCATTCTTGGTTCGATTTGCCCTATCCAACCTTCAAACGAATGGCCTTATTTGGAGCCTGCAAAGATGGCTGTATCTCCCCCGAACACTGGGTAGATTGGTTACTGGCCGATGATGCTTGGTGGTTGTGGGCAATTGAAACGAGGCGAGAAGTACTCAGGCTGTTCGTTTTGCAGGGGTATAACTTGGCAGGGATACAGCAGGAACGTTTGGAGGCGGCCATCATGGCTGGGCCTTTACGCGAAATGTATCCAGACACTTTCGAACCAGAGCAGTGGCAAGGTAAAGTTTCCCGCTCTATTTGGTTACATCTTGCCAAACTTAAATTATCTGGTCTTACTTTGGGGGCTACCGCTGAGGCTCAATTAACTGAGTTGTCTGCTTCTTTCCCACAATGGAAGCTGGCGGATAATGAGCGTGACGAGTTCTCAATCTGGATGAGTGGTACCGGTGATCCAGACTATGAGGAGAGCCGTGATATCGATATTGCGCCTAGCAAGCGGCAAGATCTTGTACCGTGGTTGATTAAACCTCTACAGCTGGATCAGAGGCCACTTTATGAAGATACATGGCGCTATGTTTGCCTGAAACATCCACTAAATAGCTTGTTTTCCCTTGTCGACCTAGTTGAACAGGGACATTGGCTTACCGAGCGTTGGGGGGATGCACTGAATGCTTGGAGCAGTGGGAGGAGAGTTCAGCGTTTGTGGCGTATTGCAGCCCCGTATGTACAAAAATTGCCCGATGCCGTCATCCAAGACATCAGCCATGCGTTGACGTGGTGGATGCAATCAGCATCCAAGTCGATCAACATTCACGAAAGTATTCTGCTGAGCCTTTGCAGACGAGTGTTGGCGCTGCCATTGAAAGCTGGCACCGAAATGACGGTCAATGGTGAGCCGATTGACCAACCTGTTACAGAGGCAATTAACCATCCCGTAGGACACGTCACGCAAGCGCTGATCAACTTGTGGTTCCAGCAAAATCAGAACGACAATGATTTGCTTCCTGCTGACATCGAACCCCTGTTTACGCAAATTTGCGATGTGCGGGTTAGTCGGTTCCGACATGGCCGGGTGATACTGGGTTCACGCCTAATCACATTTTTTCGGGTGGACAGGCCTTGGACCGAACAATACCTTCTTCCACTGTTTAGTTGGAACGATCCAGTGGAGGCAAGAGCTGTTTGGGAAGGCTTTCTCTGGTCCCCCCGTCTATACCAACCCTTGTTGACTGCCTTCAAGGCACAGTTTTTAGAAAGCGCAAATTATTACACCGAACTTGGTGAGCATCGCCAGCAATTTGCAGCATTTCTGACGTACGCCGCACTGGGGCCAACGGAGGGGTATACAGTGCAAGAGTTTCGCACTGCGATTAGCGTACTGCCGCTAGAAGGGTTGGAGGAAGCAGCACAGGTACTATCCCAGGCGCTGGAAGGTGCCGCCGACCAGAGAGAAGATTACTGGACGAACCGCGTCAAGCCGTTTTGGCAAGATATCTGGCCAAAATCTCGAGACTTGGCAACCCCTAGAATCGCCGAATCCTTAGTACGACTGGTTATTGCTGCGCGAGGCGAGTTCCCCGCAGCCTTGAGCGCTGTAAAGGACTGGCTGACACCGATTGAACATCCGCACTACGTTCTGTATGAGCTGCACGAATCAGGCTTGTGTAAACGGTTCCCAGCTGAAGTATTGCTGCTGCTGAATGCGGTGATTTCCAAACAGCCATGGGGGAGTGAGGAGTTTAGTCAATGCTTGGGCGAGATTGTGAGCGTCGATCCACGGCTATTGCAAGATGCCAGTTACCTACGACTCGAAGAATATTCGCGGATGTGAACTATAAAAACGGCATCTAGTACGTCCCGAATGAATGGGGGCTTATGGTAAACCCCATCTCCTCTATGCTATCCACCCAATTGAAGTGGACCATAACGTGTACCTTTTGGCCCATCCAGAACCCCTTCCCAAACCACTAGCTCAAAGCTGTTGTTATTTCTATGAGCCCCCCCTATCCTTAGAGCCATAGATTATGAGCCAGTGAAAGGAGCATCTCATGGCGGTGATCGGGTATCTCAGGGTAAGCACGGGCGAGCAGAGCGTAGAGGCTCAGCGGCATAGCATTGAGCAAGCTCACAGAGTAGAGACTTGGTTTGCTGACGAGGGCGTTTCGGGTGCCGTAAAGGCACTACAACGTCCAGGGTTCGCCGAATTGTTCAAGTTCATACGCAAGGGGGACACACTGATCGTTCCCGCTGTCGACCGTCTTGGGCGCAATACCATCGATGTGTTGAATACGGTTGAGGCACTGCAAGGCAAGGGCGTTTCAATCATCAGTTTGCGAGAGGGGTTCGACCTGTCCACACCCATTGGCAAAGCTATGCTCACCATGTTGGCTGCTGTTGCAGAGCTGGAGCGATCGAACATTAAAACCCGTCAGATGTCCGGGATTGCCAAGGCGAAGGCAGAGGGCAAGGCGCTCGGACGTGAAAAGACAATTGACGATGCTGCCGTCGCCATCTGGCGTATAGAGAACACAGCGAGCATTAAATTGACTGCTGAACACTTCGGGATCTCGCCCGCCAGCGTGAAACGCGCTTGTAGGCCTTAAGGTCTGGCTGGTCTATTGACTGAATCACCCCTACGAGGAGCTTCTACTTCAACAGCCCGGCCCATATCTCTTGGTTCGTAGCAGCAAGCCCATCTATACCTCACTTGCGAAGCCAAACCGCAATCATAACAGTAACTTATAATGGAATCTGGTAATCAATTTCTTTGACCTTCCTGGTTACAAAGTCAGAGACAGAAGAGAAATCAACACACTCCAGCCTGCTTCGTCCAAACGAGCAATTATCCAACCAGGCGTTGTACTTTGGTGCAAACTCACTGGCATAACGTTGAAAATCTGCGTTACTGAGAGTCGTCAATTCACTCCCCCCTTTCTCTGCCCAAGCCCCAAGGTACTGAGAGAGTTGACCAGTCAAAAACCAACCAGCAATTCTTGCTGCCAAATTAGTGGCGCTTCCATCGTCACTAAAATCGTAGTCGTCAACCAATCGGACTGCCACAGCGGAGGGGCGCAACCAAACTGCGTTGTTTTTTTCGGCTTTGTATAGTGTACCAATGACGTACTTTCGAATTCCAAATGGCCCGATGGCGGCATAGGCATCTGAGATAGTTGGATACTCGCCCTGCTGTAAGTAGTCAAATGTATTGATTTGACTTGACTTAATGAATATTTCCGGGTTGGATGAGTAATTTTGAAGGGGGACTTCAACCGACCAATTCGATTTTTGTGAGTTATTCTTGATGCATGCATCAATAAATTTTCGCACCCCAGCGAATTCTTCAGAGAAGTAAGCTTCCTTAGTCGCGATGGTTTTTAGCATTGTTTCGGTATCGCTAAGGGCTGTATCTATCGCGAATCTTACTGTCTCACTCCGGTCCGAGAAGTGCTTTACTTGGATCCGCCACACACGATCGTGCTTGAATCCTCCACCCTCGGCGAAGTCTTTCTTCTTACCATATTGCCATAGCCAAGCGAGCTTCGATGCAAGATCCATTTGGTTCCCGGCCAGAATCTTTGGAAGACAGTAGATCAGCATGAGTTTTCGATCAGTACGAAGCTCTAACGGAAGTTCTAAATCCACAGCAGGATCGGTCTTATTCCATCTGATAGCAGTCATTTCAAGTGCTGCTCGCTTCGCAAATTCGAGCGGCACATTCAGTGTCCCCGGCATACGATATTTTCTCCTCTTTCAGGGACTGGGAGTCAGTACTAAAAACAAGACGTTAGCGCTATCGTCATGCTGCAGCAGCACGGCGTGTTTCTCTGGATTTTTTGTCCAGGACGGAAGTTCTGAGTAATCTATCCGCACGCTAGACTGGTTTTTCAAGATACTCACCGACCCCTCGCGCTTGCCGTCCACCTTGATCGCCCAAGAGCCAGGCACCACACCACTTGGAAAGTTTAGAAGCAGCGCCCCGTCCTTCACGGTCGCAACCACATGCGGAGTAACAGGGTCAGAGTCTTTTTCACCTCCCAAACTTGCATAGTAGCGAGCTAGCCCTCTTTCCTTAGCGGTTTCAGCAGCCTTTAGCGCAACAGTTTGAGCCCGCATTTCTTCTGCGTACGGCTCAGTCGCGGGGCGCATGCCAACTAAAGAGTCCACATACAACCCGGGAGATGCTACCCGTAGCTGATCCTCCTTCAAAACGTGCGCACCCATAGCCGAGTCGTCTAGTAACTTCTCGAGTTGCTCAGTCATCTTTTGGATGACCCTAGACAGTTCCTCAGATTGTTGTTCAAGAGTCGAGTTTTGATTAAATGCATTTTTACCGATGCGCTTTTTCAACTCCACAAAATCGTTATCGTAGGGTAGCGGAGGATTGAACTTCCCCTCCTCCGGCTGCTCATGGCGAAAATACTCACTTTTGAAGAGATCAATAAACGAGCCGAGTACCTGTGACCAATAGGCCCAGTGGGCCGCCTTATACTCAGGAGTGTCTTCTTCAAAAGCACAGCTAAATGGAAGCTGTTGCCACGAGAATATGGCTAAAGCTCGTGGCAGATCCTCCATTGTCAGCGTACGAGGGATGGTGATGCCGCTTCCCGCCACTAACTCCACGCCAGATTCCACCACGATCGACATTTCATCGATGCAAAGCTTTGTAGCTAAAACATTGTATAGGCGATAGAACAGTAAGTTGAGAGTGCGGCCCTCATTGATGTTCCTAATGCGAATTGTAGTCGCCTCCGAGCGCGACGATTCGGTCTTCACACTCACCGAGGAACGAACTTCCTGCTTAGTGTTGCGAGCTATGCTGGATGCTGCTTTGCGCGCAATCCGTTCGAATGAGCGGGCGAAGCGAGACGACGACATCGTTGAGTTTCCAGAACTTGAAAGGGATCCGGTGATGCCTTTGATGGTTCCGGAAGCCGAGGCCGACCACGAATTACTGTTGCTGTGTTCCGATGTAGAGCGTGCTTCCTTTTCGATCTCAGAGTTCAAGTCGTTCTGCGACGTCTCCGTGAGGTCCAAAACCGAAACGGTGGATCTGGTCTCATCAACAGTTCGGCTCGATTTCTGCTCAACAGTGACGGTCCTTTCTTCACCTGGAGCTAGGTTGATGGTGTAGACCAGCTCGCCAAGTTCGGAATTATTCCATTGCGTCCGGTAGCTTAGGTTCTCTTCTACATACATGCGAGGAAAGCGCACAGGCTTTATTCCCATTTGCGGCCGCTTCACAATTACATAGCGTGTCAGCATCATGCTCTTACTTATCTTCTGCTCATATATGGGCAGCCAAATGGCACAACAGCGTCGAAATCTCTCATCGTTTTCGCACCTGAGCATGACTGTTTCCAGTGGCTCCCCCTCGGCAGTGAGATAGTTCGATCCCACCCTTTCGAACCTAAATGATGTGAAGCCTGCAGCCGAAAGCTGTCGTTCACGCTGGCTCCAAGGGTCTAGGTCAACGGCAATTTCCGAGTGTTTGGTTACCCATTTGTCATGACGTACATACTCTGTCCATTCGTATGTGCTACTGCTTGCCCCGATCCCAAAGAAACCTGAACTAGAACGCGAGCCCGTTCTAGTATGAGCTGTCCGCCAAGTGATCACCTCCTTGTAAGGTCTGTACAGCCGCCCCTGTTCGACTTGGTCTTTGGAGCCGTCCTCGAATGCCCACTCCTCGGTCTTGTCTGCGATGATGTAACCGAGCGCTGCAGCCTTATCCTTCAACTCATTCTTTCGAAGCTTCCCGTCGAGCTGGGGAGCTTTCATGGTGAGCACGGCACGCACCAGGGCATTCACCTGGGACTCATCCATCAGGCCTGTGGCCGAGCCGATACCAAATTTATCGGCAGCTTGTGCAAGGTCGTTAGTGAAAGGAACTAGTGCATCTAGTTCGCTATTTTGGCGAAGAATAAGCGCAGGCCCTAAGTCGACCTGCTCGACATCCGTCAACAAAAGCTCTGAGTTCGGATAGATATTCCCTGTGCCTGTTTCGCTTTCGAGCACGCATTGCTCGAAGCTCTCTACCTTAAATTTCAGTGTCTTTAGGAAAGTATCAACGTCGACTAAGTCATCGGCTTCGATCACTTGATCTTCCTTTGACACAATTCGAAATAGACGATCCGCAGTCGGATGCGCCAGAACCCAAGCCTCCACTGCAGCATCCCATTCAGCGTGCCTAATACTTATTCCAAATCCGAATTTTCCGATTTTGAGCTGCTCGTACCTCAGACGTGGGACACAAATACGTTTTTTAGAGATCATGCGATTAATATTTTTATTAAACACTTCCTCAGCGCTACTCAGATCGTCGAGCCCCCACAGATTCGCAAAGTACCTAACAAAATAAATAAGGTCCTTTCCCTCACTAAATACGGGACCTATTCCGGCTTTGTAATCTTTAGCCAAATCGGCGCTTAGTAGGTAGTTCCAGTCTATATCCAGAATTCTGGATCTGTGCATATTTAACGCTTCAGCACCACGAGCTTTTGTGTCTGGTGGAGAGACTCCCAGGTACGAACCTAGTTTGGTGGACTCCTCATCAAGCAGTAACTCTCCACGGATCGGCATACCCGACCTCTGACTATCTGGCACTTCCCAGCCGCCACCCTTTCGTAGCAGGTCGATGCCAATGAATCCGCGCCATATGGAGTTACGATGTGCTGTTCGAATGCTTACCCAGTCCCTGTTGACTTGGGAAAAGACCTCTACGGGATGGCCTGCTGGCAGAACGTTGAGAATGTTATCGTCGCCAAGATCTTGAGGAGAGGACCTCAAATTGACTGATGTCGACGTGAACTGAATCTGTGCCAT